AAGAAGCAAAGCAAAACAATTGGGTGTACGGTGAAGCTGGCGTCAAGCCAACCAAGCTGTACGCTGGGAAGATAACGAACAACATCGTGCAGGGAACTGCGCGTGTGGTGATGACAGACGGCATGCTGCGGGTGGACAAGAAGTACCCCGTGGTAGGCACAGTGCATGATGAGTTGCTCTGTGTCGTGCCTGACGCTGAGGTCGAGGGTGCCAAGGTGTGGGTGCTGGAGCAGATGATTGCACAGCCCAAGTACATGCCCGGCATACCGCTGAACTCAGAGGTCGGTGCACACCGCCGTTACGGTTTGGCAAAGGGATGATATGACTTACGCAGAATTTTGGAAGTTTGTCTATGACGAGTGTATGTACGAGACCATATACGACGACTCCGATGGACGCGCCATCGTTGTCATCCGGATGCTGGACCTTTGGGGTCTGGCCAACAAATTTAAACAGAAGGAGAAAGCAAATGAAGCAACTGACACTACCCAAGAAGATCAAAGTGGGGGACAACTGGTACAGCGTGGAGATCGCGGAAGCGATGCGTGAGCGTCTGTACATGGGCGAGGTGCACTACGCCAAGCGCACCATCACGCTGGCAAGGAAGTCGTATCACGGCATACCGCTGAAACTCTCGGCACTGCAAGAGACGTTCTGGCATGAGCTGACGCACGCCATACTTGAGAGCATGGACCGCCCTGACCTGAACAACGACGAGCACTTCGTCGAGGAGTTCAGTAACCGCTTATCAAAAGCAATTCAATCTGCGAGGTTCTGATGACAGTTAAATGGTCACACTCAGCGCTCAAGGACTACGAAGGTTGTCCCCGGCGCTACCACGAAGTGAAGGTCTTGAAGAAGTACCCCTTCCCAGAGACCGAAGCTATTCTTTACGGCAAGGAGCTGCACTCAGCAGCGGAGTTCTACATCAAGGACGACAAGCCGCTGCCACCACAGTTTGAGTTCGTCAAGGACATGCTCGATGCGCTTAAGGCCAAGCCCGGCCGCAAGCTGTGTGAGCACGAGATGGGCGTGACGGCCGATCTGCGCCCTTGCGGGTTCATGGACAAAGATGTATGGGTGCGCGGCATTGCCGACTTGCTCATCATCGACGATGACAACTTGACAGCTCGCGTGGTGGACTATAAAACGGGGAACAACAAGTACCCTGATCGGGAGCAGCTTCGGCTGATGGCTTTGATGGTGTTCGTGCACTTCCCGCACATCCGCAAAGTCAGCGGTGGTTTGCTGTTCGTGGTCAAGAACGACTTGGTCAAGGCCAGCTTCTTGCGCGGTGAAGCCGAGGAGTACTGGTGGGATTACCGGGAGCGCGTCGCCCGCATTGAAAAGGCGCATGAGACCGGGGTATGGAACCCCAAGCCCACACCGCTATGCGGCTGGTGTGCCGTTAAAACCTGTGAACACAACCGAAAGAGAGATTGATATGGCACAAGACCCCAGCAAACGGAACTACAAAAAAGAATACGCCGAGTTCCACGGCAAGCCCGACCAAGTGGCCAAACGAGGTGAGCGAGTGAAAGCCCGCCGCATCATGGAGGCCGAGGGCACAGCCAGCAAAGGCGACGGCAAAGATGTTGACCACATCAAGCCGCTCAAGAGTGGCGGTACATCCGCCCGTGGCAACTTGCGAATGCGCAGCGTTGCAAAGAACCGCGCCAGTTCAAAATAAAGCTAAGGAGAAGCAGTGGACATCATCGACAACAAAGCCGTTGTCTTCAGAACGCGCAACCCCGACAAGTACCGCATCATCCCCAAGCACAAAGTCATCGAACGCGATGACGGCAGCTTCGATGTTGCTGTGTACTGGGGCTTGGACGAAGCGCGTGTCCTGAAGAATCTAGGCGTGAAAGACATTCGGTCACCCATCACACGGCGCTACGACTGGCCGGGGCGTTACAAGCCGATGGAGCACCAAGTGGATACCGCATCGTTCCTCACCATGCACAAGCGTGCGTTTTGTTTCAACGATCCCGGCACAGGCAAGACGCTTGCAGCGCTGTGGGCCGCTGACTACTTGATGAAGCTAGGCTTTGTGAAGCGTGTGTTGATACTGTGCCCACTGTCGATCATGCACTCAGCATGGCTCAGTGATCTGAACAACAGCATCATCCATCGTTCGGCCATCGTGGCGCATCACAACAAGGCATCACGCCGGATCGAGATGATCCAGCAAGACTACGAGTTCGTGATCTGCAACTATGACGGGCTGAACCTGATTGCCGAGGAGATCGTCAACGATGGCCGCTTTGATCTGGTGATTGTCGATGAGGCCAACGCCTACAAGACCGTGACCACCAAGCGCTGGAAGACGCTCAAGTCGATCCTCACGCCCAAGACCCACCTGTGGATGATGACGGGCACACCTGCATCGCAGTCGCCTGCTGATGCGTACGGGCTGGCCAAGCTGGTCAACCCCGACAACGTGCCGATGTTCTACACAGGATGGCGCGACTCGGTGATGAACAAGATCACGCTGTACAAGTGGGCCCCCAAGCCTGATGCGCGTGACCGTGTGTTCAATGCGCTGCAGCCAGCGATCCGGTACTCCAAAGACCAGTGCCTTGACTTGCCGCCAGTGATGACGCTTACCCGTGAGGTGCCGCTGACTCCGCAGCAAGCCAAGTACTACAACCTGCTCAAGGACCAGATGCTAGTGCAGGCGGCTGGAGAGGTCATCACAGCGGTCAATGCCGCTGCTATGCTGAGTAAGCTGCTGCAAGTCAGTTGCGGCGCTGCGCTCACGGATACCAAAGAGGTGGTGGAGTTCGACGCCAGCCCCCGGCTTGGCGTGCTGGAAGAAATTCTGGAGGAGACATCGCGCAAGGTCATCATCTTCGCGTTGTTCCGCGCCAGCATCGAGACCATCCAGCGGCACCTGACATCCAAGGGCATCACCAACGAGTGCATCCACGGCGGCGTGTCTGCAAACAAGCGCGGCGACATCATCCACCGCTTCCAGACCGACCCCGACCCAAGGGTGCTGGTCATGCAGCCTGCGGCCACAGCGCACGGCATTACGCTGACTGCCGCTGACACCGTGGTGTTCTACGGCCCGTTGATGAGCGTGGAGCAGTACATCCAGTGCATTGCCCGTGCCGACCGCAAGGGCCAGAACTCCGACAAGGTGACAGTCTTCCACATCCAGAGCTCCCCAGTGGAGGTCAAGATGTTCAAAGCCCTCGGAGCGAAAGTAAGCGATAGCTCACTTCTGACTGAGATGTTTACCCTTGAAATAAATTCTTGAAAGGGGGTTGCGCCACCAAAAAAGCCATGTAAACTGTATAACGCTTGACAAAAACACAGGAGAAAGCAATGACCGAAGACATCGAAGAAGCACCGGAAGTCGAAGCAATTCCGCTCGACAAGCTGGTTGCCATTCACACCAAGATCAAAGCCAAGATGGAAGGCCTTGATCGCCAGCTCGCTGAGCTGGACGAGCAGCGCACGCAAGTGCGCCTCGCTATCAAAGACCAGATGAAGGCCCTTGGCCTGACATCGGTCCAGACCTCCACGGGAACCGTGTCGTTGATTAAGAAGACGCGCTACAACACGCAGGACTGGGACTCGTTCAAAGCATTCGTGCTTGAGCATCAAGTCGTAGACCTGTTGGAAAAGCGCATCGCCCAAACCAACATGGCACAGTTTCTGGAAGAGAACCCCGGTGTTCTGCCGCCGGGGCTGAACTCAGTCACTGAGTTCGACATTCGTGTAACCAAAGCAAGAAAGTAACGCAATCATGAGCAACATTACGCTTTTCAATTCGTCCAACGTCCCCGCATTTGCTCGTAACAACGAGTTGTCTGACACAGCCAAGGCCCTGACGGGCGGCGGTGCTGGTGTATCGACCAAGCGCATCTCCATCAAAGGCGGCGTGTTCCGTCTGGTGGCAGGTGGCAAGGAAGTCGCCGCCATCGAAGACCGTCACCTTGACGTCATCATCGTCCGTGCTGCCCCCAAGGTCAGCCGCATCTTCTACGCTGGCGCTTACAACGCCGAAGCGATTGTGCGTCCTGACTGCTGGAGCAATGACGGCGAGAAACCTGACACAAGCATCGCTGCTCCACAGAGCAAGACCTGCATGGGTTGCCCACAGAACGAAGCCGGTTCCGGTAACGGCAACAGCCGTGCCTGCCGCTTCCAACAGCGCCTTGCTGTTGTGCTGGCCAACAACCCTGAAGGTGATGTGCTGCAACTGACACTCCCAGCTACCAGCATCTTCGGCAAGGAAGATGGCGACAAGCGTCCCCTGCAAGCCTACGCCCGCTTCTTGGCAGCGCAGACACCTCCGGTTAATCCCGAGCAGATCGTCACGCGCATGAAGTTCGACACCAAGGCCGAGTCTCCCAAGCTGTTCTTCGCGCCTACGCGCTGGCTGACAGATGACGAGTACCCGATCGCAGTGTCGCAAGGTGACTCTGACGATGCCAAGAAGGCAACGATCCTCACGGTGGCGCAAGCTGACGGCGTGAAGGCCGCACCGATGGCTATCCCCGGCGCTGCCCCCAAGCCCGTTACCAAGCCCATGGGCGAGATGATGGACGAGGACGACACTGCTGCGATGGCTGAAGTTAAAGCCGCCAAGCCCAAGGCCAAAGCCAAGGCTGAACCCGAAGCTGAAGCTGACGAACCGGAAGTGCGCAAAGAAGGTGCCAGAGGCGCTGCTGTGCCAGCCAAGAAGTCCAAGCTGGCTGACATCGTGTCCGATTGGGACGACGAGTAAAAAGAATCGGGGGGAAAGCGGATGCTGGTGAGTTGAATTCCTCACGCACTAGGTCCCAAGCCTAGAGCAAACAGACGCAGCGAGTACCCCCACCTAAACACCATGGCCTACTCACAAAAAATCATTGACGACGTGATGAAGACTCCCAAGTCTCTGGGCAACCAGCTTGGGCGTTGGGCTATCCACTTGGATTTCCCTGTCACCAAAATCGCCTACGCCCTCGGCGTCACACGACAGACTGTCTACAACTGGTTCAACGGATCAGAAGTCTTTGTCGCGTACCGCCACCGCGTGGAAACCCTTTTAACAATAATGCAGTCCTCAAACACAGCGGACGAAGCATGGAGAAGAATATGTCACGAGTACAACCTGAAACCCTGAGTAACGAAGAACTGCTGACGCACATCTACATGGCCAACTACAACGTGCCTGCCGAAGTCGTGAAAGAGCTGTATGAGCGCTTCTCTGCGCTGCTGGACGTAGCCGAAGACGACCTCAAGTAACCCATTCCCAAGGACCTCCATGACTCCGCTCGATTTGATGGCGGCGGTTTTGCCGTCTCCGGGTAATGGCTATTACTGCGCGGTAGAGCTTACAAAGAAAAAACAACACGTCTACGGACAAACACTTGAGGAACTCATGCCCACGGTGGAGAAGTGGGCGAAGGCGGGGCTTGACACGTACTTTGCGTTGGGCACGTTCGGCACGGACAAGGACCGCACCAAGGAGAACATGCACGGCAGTCAAGTGCTGGCCGTGGACCTTGACTGCAACCACCCCAAGGACATCCCCAACGAAGAGGGCGTCATCAAGCCCAAGGCATACCCGAGCGCCAAAGCTGCGGCGCAAGCCTTGCAGAAGTTCTGTGAGGACACGGGGCTGGCTGCGCTGGGCGACCCTTGGCTGGTTCACTCTGGTGGCGGCATACACGCCTACTGGCCGCTCGATGAGATGCTGTTCAAAGAGGACTGGTATCCGCTGGCCAAGCGTTTCAAAGAGCTGTGCATCAAGCACGGGCTGGCCATCGACACCGCTGTCACAGGCGATGCTTCCCGAGTCTTGCGGGTGCCTGACAGCACCAACACGGGCGTGAAGAACGGCAAGGCTGTGCGTGCAGCTACCCGTGTGCGCAGCATTGCTGACGGCGGCAGGTTTGAGGTGGCTGACATCGAGGCCATCCTGACGGCCGAAGGGTTCGGCCCAGACTTCGTGAAGAAGCCCACCAGCTCCACGCTGGCGCTGCCCGGACAGAGGCCAACGGGTGTCAGTGCACCGTCCACGTTGACGGCGCTTGCACAAAACAGCGTGACGTTGTTTAAGAAAATTCTGGTCAAGACCAAACACGGCTCAGGCTGCGCCCAGCTTGAGAACTACGTGGAGAACGCATCGGACGATGGCATGGAGCCGATCTGGCGCGGGATGCTCAGTTGGGCCAAGGTCTGCGCAGACGGTGAGAAGGCTGCTACGTGGTTGAGTGACCTGCACCCTTACCCACACGAGCGCATGCACCAGAAGCTGGCCGAGATCAGGGGGCCGTACTCATGCGCTGCCATGGACGACATGAACCCCGGCGTGTGCCGCAAGTGCCCGCACTGGGGCAAGATCACCAACCCACTGCTGTGGGGCCGGGAGATGGCGCTGACCACCGCCGAGACTACGGTCGAGGTCCAAAGCAGCGCAGCGTCCGATGACGATACGGAGGCCGACACGGTACGCATCGCCCAGCCAGAGCCCCCACGGGGCTACGCCTTTGGCGCAAGGGGAGGTGTTTTTTTGGAACGCATCGAGGAAGACACTGACGGCCACAAGGTGACCAAGCAACTGCTGCTGTGCTCCAACACTATCTTCCCGGTGGACGTGCTGAACAACAACGGCAGCCATGAGGTGCACTTTTGCGTCATCAAGAACAAGCAGCTTCACAACGTGCTGGTGCCACAAAAATGTCTGGCCAGCAAGGACGAGACGATCAAGCACTTGGCCAACCAGAACGTCATGGCTGCGTTTGGTTCCGGCAACGACAAGAACTTCTACGACTACGTCCGCGCCAGCGTTGAGAAGATTAGCGTGGAGCGATCCCCTATCAACATGCCGCCAAGCTACGGATGGCAAGACGATGGCACATTTGTGTTTGCAAGCCGCGTGTACAGCGCAAACCGCCAGCCCGTCATGGTGCCAATGACAGAGTTGCAAAACATCGTGAGCAGCACCAAGCCCACTGGCACGCTGGATGCGTGGAGAAACGTCATCAACATGATGGTGCGGCGCAAGATGTGGGATCAGTTGGCCGTGGTGTTGGCGGGCGCTGCTGCCCCCTTGATGAAGTTCACAGGCCTGCTGGGCATGACCGTGCACGTAGCGTCCACTGAGTCCGGTACAGGCAAGTCCTTGTCACTGGACGCCGCTGCATCCATCTGGGGCCATCCGATTCACTACCGCACAGGCTCGGGCACATCGCCTGTTGCCATGCAGCAACGCCTTGGGCACCTGCGCAGCTTGCCGCTGATTACGGACGAGATCACAACCAACAACCGCAAGGACTTCGAGTGGTTCCCTGCCTTCTTGTTCAGCATGAGCGAGGGGCGCGGCAAAGAGCGCATGGAGTCGGGCACCAACAAGGAACGGTTGAACCTGTCTACATGGGCCACGCTGGCGCTGATGTCCTCCAACCGCCCGGCCGTTGACTACATGACAGGTGAGCGCAAGCACTCCTCCGAAGGTGAGCTGCGCCGCATGATCGAGTTCAACATGGACGTGAAGCTGGAATGGACGCAAGATGAGATTGAGATCATCAAGACGCTGCCGTTTAACTTTGGCGTAGCAGGCGAAATCTTGTCGCAGTATCTGGTGGACAACGCAAGCATGCTGCGGGAACTGGTGCCTGAGTGCGTACGCCGGATGTACACCGAGTACAAAGCCCCCAACGACGAGCGGTACTGGATGGCAGGTGTGGGCGCAATCGTGGCGGCAGGTCTGCTTCTGAGTGACAAGCACACGGGCATCGTCAACATCCCCTTGCAAGAGATCATCGAGTCGTACCGCCGCCAGATCGACCACCAGCGTCAGGCCATCAAGGGCGGCAAGCGCACAGCAGAAGATGTGCTCAACGCGTTCACCCAAGAGTTCCAAGGCAAGTTCGTCATCGTCAAGTATGGCGAGAAGGCGGGCCCTGCGGCTATGTTCGGGGACGGCACCAGTGTGGGCAAGACCACCACGCGGCAAGAGATCATGGGCCGGGTCGAGCATGGCGTCAATCCGGGGTACATCGACTACTACATCGAGGAGCGCCTGCTCCGTGCGTTTTGCTCCAACATGAGCTTCAGTTACTCCACGTTCAAGCAGGACATCGCCCAGTCGTTTATCGTACTTCAGGTCCCCAAGAAGGACATGCTGGCCAAGACGGATGGCCCGCCGATGCGTGTGTCCACACTGCGCCTGAGCGCGAACATGAGCACACTCGATGACTCAGTACTCCAGAGCATTCCCATGGTCTCGGGTTGAGCGGGGGCAGGGGTTTTTCGTCCCCTGCCTCAACTCTGAGCAAGTTCGCAAAGCAGGCCTCAGTGAGGCGCTGCGCTGCCGCATCTTTGACGCCAAGGCCTACCCCGCCGTCCACAAAGGACTCAGCGGGGTGTGGTTTTACCGCTGAGCGGTTGTTGCAAGAAACTGCGTTGCTGTCGCCGTCTTGAGTTTGTCGAGCTGGGCCAGACGTACATCTTTCTGCTCTGTGCTCAGGTTCGGACTGCTCTTGATCTGGCGCTCCAGCTTGGCCAACTCTCCCAGACGTTTTTGCACGCTGCCTGAGACGGATGCTGCTGCCAGCTTGTCCGAGTACTCCTGTGCAAACGCCATCGCTTCGGCCCGCTTACCTTTATCTACGAGATCATTGAACGTACCCTTGACCTGCTGAATCTCTTTCATGCGGTCGTAGGCTTCGTCCAGCGTGCCCCGGCCTTCAACTGGCTGGAACAATCCGCCGATGAACGGCTGTTTGCTGATCTTGGTTGTGGGCTGTGCAACCTCGGCTTTGTCGCCGGGAGCCAGTATCGGGTTGGCCAACTGCACCAACGCAATACCCAGCCCGCCTGTGTACCCACGGATCAGGTAGTCGATCGTGATTGGGCTGAGTCCAATGTTTCCTGTCACTGCGCCAATTGTTTTGGCCAGCTCTGTGGAGTTGTCGCGGTAACGCTGCGTGGCCAATACGTCTTTCTCACGAACAGACTCGATGTCGCCGCTGTAGAACGACTTGCCCAGCACCGCTTCTGTCAGCGGCTTAACGGCTTGCGGCAGGCTCAACGGAATGGTCTGCAACGCCAGTTTGGATAGCCCGCTCAGCGCAGCGTCCGCTTTGCCGTCTTGCATAGCCATGGCGTACACAGCTTCAGGCAACGCCTTGAACAAAAAGCCCATTTCAAACGGGATGGGTACACGCACAGGCTCGTCAATACCGGGCACATACACAAACCAGTTGGCAAGGCGTTCTTCAGGCTTGGCGCGTTTGTAGGCTTCGTCGTCCTCCATCATAGCGGCGTAAGCAATCGTGCCTGCGGCCAGCATCAACCCACGGCGCACCATCTTGCCCCGAATGTCCAACTGCTGGCTGTACGGCATGTCGCCTTTCATGGCTCGGTAGATTACGTCCAGACCCTGCACCTGTGCGTTGAAGAACGGGATGAGCGTGGACAGCGCCTGCATGCTTGGAGACACGCCCCGGCGGCTAAAGTTCATGGACTCCAGTGTGCGCAGCAGAGCTTCTTGCTCCGACATGCCTTTGGCCAGCGAGTCTTTGTAGATCACAGCGCGTGTAGCAGCGTCGCCTTGCAGCGCAAACGTGTCCAGCATCGCGGTGGCTTTGTCCCAACCTGACTTGCCTGCCGACATGTCTTTGAGGAACTTGGCCATGTCCTGATCGTCGCCGCTGTAGACGTTGCTGCTGATCGCACCTGTCTCCATGAGCTTGCGCTCGGCATCACTGCGCCCAGCAACCATTTTGGCCAGCTCTTTCATAGACGAAAGCACTGGCACAGCGTCTGTGCCCGTTGTCATCCATGCGTTGAGCGGGTCGCGGATGATCTGGCGCACAGCGTAAGCCGGGTTACGCACAACAAACGAGCGCAAGATGTTGGCGGGCATGCCCATCAGTTTGATAACGGCAGGCAGCGTTGTCTTGATGCCCTCCATACCCCGCACAATTAAATCAGCCGGAATGCCGTAAGCATCGGTGTCGATCAGCGCGTAGTACGGCTCGCCCTTCTTGAAGAAGCGCACCACGTTGGCCCCTGTCGGGCCGTTGCCAGACGATACGCGGCTGGCGATGCCCAGCTTTTGCAGCATGAAGGAGGTCTCCTTCACCGCTTGGTTGCGCAGGCCCATGCCAGTCAGCATGAATGTGTTCTGCGCTGCGCTGGTAAAGATCGGCAAGATGGCTGTGTTGCCGCCAATCAGCTCTTTGAGCTGCGGCTGGTCCTTGATATTGGCAATCCGCACAGGGCGCTCTTTGTCCACCATCAACTGCACTTCACCGTTGTTGTTCACCCGGTAGAACGGCACGTAGCTGATCGCTTTGAGTTCGGCTACCTTCTTGTCCGACAACGCGCCTGTCTGCGCAAGGAAGTCCAGCAAGCCTGCGTTGTACTCTTGGTACAGCTTGGCCGCTTCTTCAAACGCTTTCTTGGCAGTGTCGTTGTTGTTCAGTCGTGCGATGACAGCGTCGTACTCAGCCTTGGCTTGCGTAGGGCTGGAAAAGTTGAGCTTGTCCCACCCAACTTGCTGCGCACGCTTGCCTGCCACGTACAACGTGAACATGTTCTCTTGCTCCACGTCGTTGGACAGCTTGGATTTGTTGAGTGCCTGCGCAACGTCCACCATGGACGTGCCCTTGGTGCTGCGGTACAGCGTTTCAGTGCCGCCGTTCTTGCGTGTGATCTCCGCCTTGACCGGACCGTTGGTCAGGAACTGCCCTGAGAACTGGCTGCGCTGCTGGCCAAACCGCAGCAGGTAGTTGGCGTTGGTTGCCTCCAAGCTGCTGATGACGCCTGCGCTCAAGCCCTTCTTAGTAGCGGCTTCCAAAGCTGCGTACTGGTCGATAAACTGCACGCGGCCAGCCAAGCCCATGATGTTGCCAAGCAAGGTGTCCACAACGCCCGGCTCACGCGCAACCACAGACGACGAGTTGACTTGCTTACGGGCAAACGAGAACAAGCCTTTCTTGTCCTCTTGCACACCCACATCTTTGGGCGCAAAGCGACGCTGTTCAGGCGCTTCAGTAAACTCCGCGCCGTACGGTGGATCGCCCACACGCTTGGGCGCAATCAGCTGCCCTTCGGGGTACGCCACCTCTGCGCCGGTGGAGTCTTTGACGACCTTTGCCATTTTGTCAAAGGCTTCGCGGGAGTACTTGTTAAGCTCCAGCACATCGTCTACGGCGTTGCGAATTGCCTTTCGGTAGTCGTTCGTAATCCTGAACGCTTCGGCCGTGTCCCCATTGTTCAATGCGTGCTCGTACGCCGTGTACCCAAAAGATTTTTCCAACGCATCAAAAAACTTTTTAATTTGCTGCTTTGCAACTTTTTGGTATGCAGCGTTTTGTGCCATCGTGGCTTCGCCGCGTTTTGCACGCATGATGTCGGCAAAATCAAGACCGTCAGCTTTCAGCAGGTTATCAATGGCGTTATCCGCTTCAGACGAAAAGTGCCTAGCCACGCCTTTCGGGTCGTCCAAAACGGCGACGTACTTAGTGTCCGGCAAATCCAGCGTCAACGCGCCGCCTTCACGCGTAAGCGTTACAAGGTTGATAGTCTGCGGTCCTTCAATAATGCCGCTTACTTTTTTACCGTAGCTTTGCACTTTGTTAACGCGTGCGTCTGTCGGCATTTTTATTCTTGCAACGGTATTAAGTCTGGAAACTTCATTGAAGAAAGTGACTGTATCCACCGTTTGCAACGCGGGCAAATCTAGTTCACCGCGAAAGAAACTGAGCTCCCCCAGCTTTGCAAGTTTTGGAAGTACTACAGGAGCCGCTGGTTTTGACCCGTAAGCGTACACGCTAACAGTAACCCGGTTAAGTGCCTTAACGTCCGCAGGGGAAGCCGTGTACTTTTTACCGGCAAACTCCACCTCAACAGGTTTAGTATTTGAATCTTCATCCACGTCTAATTTTGAAAACACAAACTCGTTGTTTTCGTACGCACGGATTGCCGCGTCAAGGTACTGCTGACCAAAAAACTTTACGACGCTGTCTACAGGTTTTGGGCGGTTGCCGTAACCGTCGATTGTGCGGAACTTCAACAATCTGTTTATTTCGTAGTCGTCCACTTTGCCGTTGCTGTCCAACGGGCTTTTATCGCCCAGCAAATCACTGACGCCCAGTTTTGTTTCGCCTTTGGCCAACTTAACCAACGCTTCACGGCGCTCAAACTCGGAAAGGTATTGGTCTGCTTTTTCAAACTTTTTTGCCCGTAAAAAGTCAGCAGCAATTTGTTGCTGCGCAGGATCAAGCGCTTGGTTCGGGTTGTTGCCGCGAATTTCACCAATTCGGTCTTTACCATTCATGCGCACCGCAACTTCGGGACGCCCCTTGTTGTAATAAACGTAAAAGTCACCCCCTTCAATCTGGCTGCGGGCAGTGCTTACGCTTGCGCCCGTGCACCATGGCGTGCCTGCGCAACCTTCGTTCAGCGCAATGGCAGCTTCTTCAAAAATTTTGCCGCCCGTGCGATCTTCAAGATAGCCGTTTTCAATAAGCCACCCAATCGTAGCTTCTTTGTCCCAACCGTTATCGCGGATGTCCTCATCACTCAAACCCGCATCTAAAATGGCAGCATCGACTTCGTCGTCAGGGTATGCGTTGGGAAGGTATTCTTGGTCGGCCTGATCAAACTTCTTCCAACCGTTCTTGCGCTCGTTGTTCTTGGCGTTGTCGTCTGCGTTTTTTTGCAAACCATCCAAGAAGGCTTGCTTGAGGCCTTTGCCCGCACGCAACTGCTCGATGATTGCGTCTGCTGTTTCTTTGCCCAGCACTGCAATGTTGTGGCGGTTGTCTTTGCCGATCTCAACAAGTTTCAAACGGCCGTTGCTGCCGGAGATGACGCCGTACTTGGCCGCAGCTTTGAGCACCAGCGCTGTTTCAGCCGTGGTGTAGTTTTCGTAGTTCCCCATCAAGTAGCTTATCAAGTTGAGGAAGTCTGTTTTGCGTTGGGACGCAATTGATTCCGCTTCGCGTTTGCGCAGTGACGGGTTGTTCACAGCCTCCAACGCAGCAAACGTCGCGGGGGTTGCTTCAACGTAGTGCAGGGGGTTGTTCTCGTCGTACACTTTGCCGTCAGACATGGTAACCATACCCTTGTAGTCCAACGAGTCTGCTGTTGGAAGCGCCACAACAGACTTTGCATCGTGCTCTGCTTGAAGTTTTTCTGCTTCGCTTCTGGGTCTAGGTGCCCCCGTGTTGCGCGGCATAGGCGACACACTGTTCAGCATGTCATCAATCACTTGGGCACCGATGCGCTCAACGTCGGCGGGTGTGCGGTCTTTTTGTTTGATAAGTTGGCCGAACTGGTCAGCAAATTGTTTCATGGAGTTGCTGCCGTCGTCCAGCGCAGCAATGTCCTTAGCCGACAAGCTGCGGGTAACGCGTGTCTCTTTGCGACCCTTACCGACCTTGGCGCTTGCAGGGACGAACAATTGATCGACCGCCACAACAGACGCGCCAAACATGGTCTCCACTTTTTGCATGCCCAACATGCGCATGATGATGGACTTAACGCCCTTCCACGCATCCACCAAGCGCCACTGACGTTGGGCCAGTTGCTTTTGCAAGTTGCGGTTGGACATGACTTCGGCCACAAACTCCGACAAGCTGCTCTTGGCGTTTTTGCTGGTGATGCCTTTGTCGTTTTTAACGCGGGCGTGCAACGCTTTGAGCTCGTTGATGGCCAGCTTCTGCTCTTTGGTAAGTGCGTTAGGATTTGTCTCAGACAACTGCACAACGCGTTCGGCTGCGGCGTGTGTGGCTTCGTGAAGCAACGTCTCAACGGACAGACCGCCATTGCGGTTGAGTTCAATCAACTTGCTCGTGGCGGCACCTAAGACTTCTTTGCCGTCGTCAGAGCGCATGTTGTTTTTAATTTCAACCTTGGTGACATCAAGGAACGGCTCAAGACGCGCAGCAACAGCTTGGCTAAACTTGTCCACAGCCGGGTCTTTACTGATCAGCAGCAGTGCGCCGCGCACATCACCTTTTTCAAGCAACGCAACTACGTCACGACTCAACTCAAGGCTTTCAGTCTCAACACCGCGCAGGTAGTCACGGTCTTCTTTTTCAGACCGCAGCGCTTCGCGTGCATCTTTAATAGCGCGGCGCTGCGCGTTAATTGCTTTGTTCTCCATGTCCGTCTGCTCACGACTTTCAGGTGAAGAACTGACAAGGCGTGTAGGCGCGGATGACTGCGTGCGCGTAACTGGCCCTGTACGTTTGGTTGGCACTGTCTGCTTGCTCTGGGACAGAGCGCCTTTGACGTATTCGACCTGCTCTTTCAGTGTGGCCTTGTACTCGGGCGTTTGTTTACCCAAGCCAACGGCTTTTGCTTCTAACGCATCCATCACTTGCGTGCTGTAGGCGCGTACTTGCGGATCGCCTTTACCGTATTTGTTCTCCAAAGCCGTTAAACGCTTTTCTGCGTTGGCTTGCATCCGCACATATTCCGGTTCGCGCTGCCCCAACTCAATCGCTAAGTCGCGCATTTGTTTTGACGTTTCGGCTTCTTTGCGCACATCGCCCTTGGCAAGCCGTGCGGCTGTCTGGGCTGTGCGTGACACTGATACTTTAGGCACACGCCCTGCGGCTTTACTCTCAGCAACTTGTTTTGCCAAAGCCTCTTTGTACTCAGGCGACTTCATACCGTACTTGTCGGCAATTTCTTTTAGAGGCTTAGCACGTTCTTTGCGCTCTTCGGCCTCAGTGGCTTTTCTGTCCGCAGCCTTACTGGTCTTCTCAAGCGGCGTGGTCTTGTACAGGCTGTTGTACAACTTCGTGATCTGGTCACGGACGGGAGCAATTTGGCCTTCGGTCAGGCGGTACTTGTTAACCAGCGTGTCGATGCGGCGCTGGAGGTCAAACTTTTCCTTGGCATCCATCTGGCGCTCAGCCGGGGCTTCGCCTTTACCCATCTTGGCTTGCAACGCAGTGGTCTTCTCCCGCATGTTGGGCGTAGCAATGCCCGATTCCATTTGCGCCACCAACGCAGAGTGCTGCGCAGCCAAATCAATGAGCTGCTCGTACAGAGACTTCTTGGCGTTGCCTTGCTTGGTCGTGACTTTCTTGGACAGGTCCTCAACGTCTTGCATGACGCGCTCGTACTCAACTGCGGCGGGGCCACCTTGGTCGTAGATGTCCTGTAAGCGAACGGTGTCCATAACCGGACGGCCGTTTTTATCAAGCACGGGTTTTTCGTATTGCCGCACGACTACAGGTTTGCCGTCTTCGCCAACTACAGGCTTGCCGGTTTTATCAAGCTGAAAGTCTTCTGCAAGCTCGGTGCGAGGTCTTTCTATGGTCTCAAGGTTTTGGCCGTTCTTGAACAACGCCTGTTGACGAGCGTCGTACAGTTGGGAGAACAAGTCAGCGCGTTCGCGCTTGACGCTCTTGAGCCTCTCGCCGGGCTCGCCGGTACGGGGGTCGATGGCTTTTTCATCACCACCAACACCAGCGCGGTTCTCCAACACGTTAACCAGCTTCTCGCGCTCACTGAGGTTCTGGTTGAGGGCTGCCCGCAGCGCCGTAGTATCGGCGTGGGACGCAAGGTCATTGAGCAGTTTTGTATCGTTGTTTGCAAAAGCTGTGCGAAACAAGTTGGCGGGGCTGAAAATGTCCAGCACTGCGGGCTTGAGTAGTGGGCGACCCACATCCTCTTGTGCCCGAGCCACTGTGTTTTGTGCTTGGTTGAGCGCGTCCACTGCGCCAAAGATTTTGGTTGTGTCTTTGGTCTTGACGGCCTCATCCAGCGCAGTCTGCGCAGCGTTTACGTTGGTCTGGGCAGTCTGGACTGCCGCCAGTTCTTCGGGCTTGTCGGCAGGCAGCGGTGCAGCTTCCGTAGCCGTTGCTGGGAAAGGCGTGACTGGTTTGCCCGTAGGCGACACGTACTTAACGCCCGCGCCTTCTGGCTGTGCAGGCTCTTCCAGCGTCAGCTCCCGGTTCTGCCCTGCTTTTGTGCGGAAGTCGTTCAGCTCTTGCAAGAAGGGAGCGCGTGTTTGCAGGTCACGGACTTTCTCGGCTTGGTTTGCCGCAGCATCAAAGTCACCAATCTCAAGCAGGCGCAGGCGTTCTTTTTCGGCCGCAGCCATTTTCTTGGCAAACTCCGGCTCGGTGTCGGTGACCCCGCCACGTTCCTCAATGACCGGAGCCATCTCGTTCATACGCGCCATGAGTTGCCCGCGCTGCTGCGTCAGTTGTGTCTGGGTATCCAGATCAGGGCCCGCAGCCAGTTGCTGCTCCAACGCGGACACTTGGCCGCGCATGGTGTCGTAGTCGTTCATCAAACGTGAGGTGTCGGACAACTGGAACGGCTGTGCACCGGGGATGTCGGACGGCAGTGGCAGCTTTGCCGCAGCCTGACCTTGCGCTGCTGCAACCTCAATTGCCGACTGCTCAGCCATTTGAAGCTCGTCGATTGCTTCTTTGCGCTGCATGAACTCTTGGCGCAGGGGTTTGTACGTGGTCAACAACTCATCGCGCTGGGCTTTGAGCGTGTCATACGCTTGCTTTTGCTCGTCTGTGGCCCCCTTCTTGGGTCTGTTTGCGGTGAGCTGCGCGTTCAACGCTTTGAGCTGCTGGTCTGCAGTGCGGAACTCTGTATCAAGCTGGCGCAGGGCTTCAGGGGTGTTCTTGGCAGCTTCGGCTGCGGCCACAGCGTCGGCTTGCTCTTTTTGCTGACGCTCTTTTTCTGCAATTTCTGCACGGCGATCTGGTACAAGTGCGCCGATGGGTCCCGCCCCCAGTGCGCCTGTCAGTGCTTCTTGCGTGGCTTGACCTGCTACGCCGGTAAACGCATCTACGTCACGGCCTGTGCGTTGCAGTGCAAGGTTAGCGGCAAGCCGTTCTTGTCCGCCTTGCAGACCTTCCAGCGGCATCTCGGCTGCGGCTGTTGTGATACCCGAGGCTGTGCGTGCGCCCAGACGCTTGGCGAGTGCTTCTTGCGTCTTGCTTGCAGCACCGCGCACGCCGCCGGGCAAAATGCGTTCAACACCGCTAGTACCTGCCGCAACACCAAGACCGGTGCCCAGAAGAATCTGGTCTGCGTTTTCGCTGATGTAGGACTGAGCCCGCGAGGCGGCAGCGGCAGCTTGCTCATCTGTCTTACCGTCGGTTTTTTCCGCTTCCAGCACTGTGTCGTAGATATTTTGCTTGACTGCACCGGCACCCTGCGCTCCCCCGATAGCACCACGAACACCCATGATGGCGCGTGCCCCCAGACCCAAAGCCGCCAAAGGCTTGGCCAAGAACATTGTGGGAATGAGTGGAGCAAATGAGCCCACGGCCTGCGCGGCAGACTGCAACGGCGCTTCCAGCACGTTCAGCGCACCGGCTTTAATTTCTTCAAGGGTTGAGCCAGACGCTTCGGCTTTCTTCATGCGCTCGGCTTGTGCCTGCAACTCAGCTTTGCGGCTTGCGCTAAAGCCTTCTTGCAGACTTTCACCGGCTCTACCGAGCGCACGCGCTGCCTCGTTATCCGCCCCCGCCGCACTGGTAATAGCTTTCGTTGCGCCAACCGCCCCCAGACCAAATGAGCGAGCAATGTCGCCCAACCCGGAGCCCTTTTTTTCTGGCGCAGAGGCCGGAGTTGCCAAAAACTGACGGCGCACCGCCCCCAGAATCTGTTCTTCGGAAGCGCCAGCAGGCCCCTCCACATCATAAATACGTCCATCTGGACCCTGTACGCTGTAAATGGGCATAGCCTGCTTCCTGAATTGTAGGTACGCCAGCATGGCGCTGGCGTTATTTTACGGAGTTTATCGCACGCCGACAACCTTAAAGCCGCCGCCCCCACCTCCGCCGGTGCTTCCGCCAAAGACTGCTTTGTAGTCTTCAAAAGTTTTAATGTTGGGGTAGTCGGCTTTGATCTGCATGTTCTTTGCTGGATCAAGCCAATCACCGCGAAGTTTTTCTTCAGAAACGGGCTCACGTTTCATTGCAACAATGCTTTGGTATGCGGCAGTAGGATCGCCTTGCGGATTTTCTTTGGTTTTGGTTTTGTCCAGCGCGGCCGTAAAAGCCATACGTTCAGGCGTATTGAGTGTGGCGGCAATCTGCGCAGCGGACCGGGCGGTCTGGCCACGTTCTTGTGTTGCCGCAATCTTTTCCGAAGAAGCAATCCTCTTGTCGGTTTCCAGAGCGCCTGCTGCTGCGCCAAAGATGGCAGTGACGTTCTTTTGCTTGATGCCCAAATCGGAAACCAAGCCGTTGTACAGCATTTCTGTGCCTTTGAGTTCCGACTCGCGTGCTTCTTTCTCCGCTGCACGAATGTCTTTATTGTTCATGTCGTCGCGGTTGATGCGCAGGTCGTCCAGACGATCACGGGCTTCGGCAAACTTGGACTTAGCTGCCTCAATTTTGTCCAGACCTGCGACATATCGCTCACTACCAACTTGGATGCCTTTGCCTAGAGCAACGCTAAGCGCCCCGGGGGTAGACATCATGGACGCGCCTGCTTGCAGCAGCGCCAAACCCATATACCTGTCGCCCATGCCTTCCAAACCTTTTTCCTGTTTGGCCAGCCGTTCTTCACGGCCTTTGTACACATCGCCGCGTTTATCAATATCGGCCTTGGTTGCGGCCAAGTTTTTCTCGGTCAGGTCTTTAATGCCTGCAACCAACCCCGCACGGGCGGTGCGCAACTCCCCCACTCCTTGGTCAATACCGCCAAAGTATTTCTGCTGGAGCGCATCAATGTCGGTTGGACCTGTTGATGGTACGGCTGCTGCAATAGGCGCTGCGGGTCCGGCACTGGGGCCAGCACGGCGGGTAGTATTGGCAGTGGGCGCGGCTTTGTTGTCTACCGCAGGTGCGGCAGGTGCGGCAGGCATTGCGCCGGGATAACGAGCACCTTGTTCAAGCGGTGCGGGTGTGGTCACGCCGTAGGCTTCTGGCGTGTAGGTACTACCGGCTGATACCTTTGCCATATTGGCCGCACGTTCTTGTTCGTACGGGGTGGGCAAGCGGCCTGCGGCTGCTTCGGCCTGCAGTTTTTCGCGGCGTGCACGTTCGGCAGGGGTAATGTTCCCGTAAGTTAACCGGTCAATAAACGAACCAAATTCGCCAGAATAACGCTCCACATCGCCGCCACCAGCAAACGCAATGATGCCGCCATCGGCAAAGTTCATGTCGCCTGCAGGGAGCTGGCCAATGCCTTGGTCTTCTGGGAGTTGCTGTTGCTGCTGGGGGCTTTGTTGATCCCGCCCGCCACCTGTAAATTCTTTGTACTCGGCTTGTTTTCTGGCTTCCAGAAGCTGCGACAGTCGAGCCATTTGTTCGGGACTTGGGTTTTGCATGCCCCCCATGCGGGCGATCTCTTGATCAACCACCTTGGGCTGCTCTTGCGCACCTTGTCCGCCCTGACCTGCAGAGCGCATTTCTTTGCGGCGGTTGGACTCGGACATGGCCAGCGCCATGATGTACGGGTCGTTCTTGTGCATCTGCGCGTACTGCTGCAGCTGCTGGTCCGGCAACTTGGCCAGCGTGGAGGTAATTTTGTTGACATCAATCATGGCGTACCTCAGATTTTGGACAGAGCCAGCTCATTTAAACCGGCGGCGCTTCGAACCCTGCCGCCTTTTGCAAACCTGCCGCCACCCATCATGTACGCCCCGGCCAGAGATGTGCCTGCGCCCGCCACTTGACTTGCGGCCGAGGGCTGAGCACCGTACATAGACTGAACCGTGCCCATCGGGGTGCCGCGCAGGATGTTCGACATGAACTCCAGATTTTGATATGGGTACCGCTGCTGCGCTGCGTAGTCGTTCATGCGGGCGTTGATAAGCGCCTGCTGTTGCTGCTGTTGCTGCGTACCAAACTGGTTCTGCAGCCCCAGAGTGTCTTTTTGCTGGCCGAACTGTTGACCGCCCAGAGTGCCCAGCTGGCCCGCACCTTGCATGGCGGTCTGAAGACCTTGGATACCCAGAGAGCCGCCAAACTGACGGGACTGCTCTGCCAGCTGCTGTGCAGACTGCCCATACTGAGCGCGTTGCTGCGCCTGCTGAGCGGATTGCCCATAACCAAACTGGTTTGCGGCTTCCTGTGCTTGCTGTGCCGACATACCGTACTGCGCTTGAAGCTGCGCGGCAGTCATGCCTTGGCCAGCACCGAACTGACGGGACTGCTCCAGCCCCTGCTGAGCGGCTTGGCGTGCTTGGGACTGCTGGGCCGCAACTTGTCCTGCTTGAGTGGAGCCAAACTGCCGTGATGCCTCGGCAGCTTGATCGGCCGACAGGCCGTACTGTGCTTGCAGTTGCGCTGCGGACAGACCCTGACCCGCCCCGAACTGACGAGATTGTTCTGCCAGTTGCTGAGATTGCATGCCTGTTTGTTGGTTGGCCAGTGCCGCTTGCAGCCCTGTTTGTGCGCCAAGCTGCTGGGTGCTCAGCCGAGACTGCAGGTTCTGGCCGCCCACGGTAAGTCCAGCTTGCTGGTTGAGCTGCTGAGATTGCAAACGGCGGGCGGCGTCTTGGTTGAACTGTTGCGTTGCTTGTTCGTACGCGGACTGCAAACCTTTGGCACGGATGTCTCCCATCTGGGTGCCAAGATTGCGCTGACGCTCAGCCTCTACGATGGCCTGACGGGAACCACCAAAAGCGCCCTGCTGGACGGCTTGGGCTTGGTTTTGATTGCGCTGCATTTCAGAAGAACGCTGCGCCTCGCGCAACTGCGGCTCCATGGCCTGCTCGATATACGGCGACATGTACTGCGCGGCTTGGCTACCGCCAAACGTATCGGCGCGGACGCGCTCGGCCGGACCCATTTGTAACTGCTCAAGTTGGGGACCGCTCACACGCTCCGCACCAAACTGCCCCGCCTGATAAGACTCGGGGCCTTGGAATCGGTTCTGAAACTGCCCACTCTGAAATGCCTCTGGAGCATCGTAGGTGCCGCCAAACTGGCCGGACTGGTACGCGTCGGGGCCTTGGAACTGGTTGGAGAACTGTGAAGGGTTGTAGCCTTCAATGCTTTGATATTGGTTTTGCGCTTGGTAGGGGTTGTACCCCATGTCCATGGCACGGTTTGCCGCAGCGCCAGCAATGCCCATGCCTGCACCAATAGCTGCGGATGGCTGCAAGTTTTGAGCGCCCTGAAACGCTTGATTCTGCAACCCGGTAAAGCCTGCTACTTGCGTGGGGTCCATCCCCTGTTTTTGCGCGTACTGGCCGTAGCTCTGGTAGGGGTTTTTGTTGATGTCCGTTAAGGACTCGGCAAGGCCCAGCTGTTTTTGAGCTGTAGGTTTGGCCCACTCAGGCAAGTCTGTGACTTGTGTTTGCGTACCGCCGCCACCCCCGCCACTACCCCCACCGCCGTAAATGGTGCGCCCGCCTTCTTTGCGGGTAACAGCGTCGCCCAGCGACTCCCCAAACTCGTAAAGTTCGCGGCGTGAATAGCTCGTTTTCATAGCTTGACCCTCATTACTTGGTGGGTGTTTTCCAACCCCATTTTTTTGTACATATCGACCAGCGTGCCTTTGGCCCAGCACTGCGCTTTCGTTGCTCCGCAACGGCGCATAAAATCTTTGGCTTCGTCAAACACGTGCTCCCGCACAACGCCTTTTCCCCCCATGAGGTGAACGTGCGCAATACGCTCTAACGGATCATCCATAATTTCAATCGTGCAAGCGCCCGTAATCCCCACCTCCGGCTCTTCCCACACCAGCAAATGCACGCGTCCTGTACGGATGCTGTACTCAATGAACTGCGGGTTGTAGGCCTCGGGGTCGAGGTCAATCGCTTTTTTTAACAGCGGGAACGCAATCGGCCAAATGGTTGGCAGAGTGCTAGGGTGTACGTGGTGCAACGGCATGGTTACGCGGGGAGAAGTTTTTCAGCGCGACTATTCACGGCCACACGGTCTTTGCCCGTGGTCCTGCCGCGAGCTTTTTGAACCCGGTCCATCATGGCGTACAGCTTGCGGGCCCCGGCTTCAGTCGAGCCGTTGCCTAACTCAGAAACGATACGAGCAGGCACAACGAACTCACCATCAGCAAGACGCGCTGGGCGCTTGTTCGCAATCGTTGCAGGAATGGAATCAGATACACCATCGCCGGGACCTTTCAAAAGACGACCGCCGTCGGAGTAGTCGCCAAGGTGGCTTGGACCACCTCGAGCCATGGAAGCCATACCGCCTTGAGCATAATACTCAAAATTAGAAATCGCTTGATTGGCCGCAATAATTGCGTCATCTCGCTCTGGGCGATCGCGCATGTCACCCATCATTTGGCCGCCGGGTGAGGTAGGCAGCTTGAGTTTGCTAAAAGAGCCGTATTCTTGCGGCATAACATGAGCCATGCTTTGCGGCGGGAACTGGGTTTGCATAAAATCACCAATCCCGATGGCTCCTTGATCCGGTATCGCGGCCTTACCCACCGATGGCATCTGTTGTTGCGGGCGTTTGGGGAGATGCCCCACTGCGTTAGCTTGCGCACGACGTTGCTGTTCGGCAACAAGTTGTTGCCGAAAGCCTTGCGGGTTAGCTTGAACAGCGCGGGGGTCATACCCGTCCGCTTGAAGTTGACGAAGATCGAACCCTCCCATTTGCCCGCCACTCATTCGCCCGCCACTCATTCGCCCGCCACCCATTTGGCCGAAGGAACTTGAAAAACCTTGAAGCGGTGTGCCTCCTGCAGGCTGATAGCCGTTGGCACTTGCCGGGCCGGGCTGGCCACCACCCCCATCCCCCATATTGATAGTGCCTTGCAGATTGATTTGCCCGCCAGCAGCAAACATTTGACCGCCGTTGGCCATCATGGTTTCCATTTGATTGCGCTGGGACATCTCGTCAACCGGACCCCCCGCCGCCATCATCTGGGTGGTGGGTGCAAGAATGTCTCTTTGCCGGGTTCCGGGCGGCACGCGGGTGTATTGCTGGTTGTTGGGATCGTAGCTGTATTCGTACGGGTTCGGGCCGCTGCCCGCGTACGGTGCTGGAGGCTCGCCTTGCAACACCGGCATTGCTGCCGCCAGACCGTACTTTGCCGCACCCATGCCGCCGCCCATGGAGGACATTGCGGCCGAGCGGCCTGCTTCAGTGCCCAAAGCACTGACACCTTGGCCCATCTGGGAAAGATTTGCGCCAAAGCCTTGACCCGCAGCTTGCGCGGTTCCCGTCATGGGTTGGCCAAGCACGTCCAATGCGCTCGTGCTCGCACCGGCCGTTCCAGCAGTGCCCGCACCAAGCAAGCCCGCGCCAATGCCCGCACCGCCATATGCGCCCAAGCCCGCCATCAACCCTTTTTCCAAACTGCCTGTGCGGAGAGTTTCAGCGCCGCCAAGGCCCAAGCCGATCATCCAAGGAGCTGCAGCGCCGCCCGTAGCGGCAGTGATGCCTGCGCCAATAATCATGGGCAGCATGCGCTTAAGAAAGTTGGCTTCGGGTAAACCCGTATCTGGGTTGAGCGTCAGTGAGCCGCCAGCAGCCTTGGCAAGCGCCTGTAGGCCCGACACTTCTTGTGGGGCCATGTGTACCAACATGGAGTCGCCTTTGCGCCCACGACTGGCAAGATGTTGTGCAGCAAGTTCTAGGCTCATTGGGGCCTCACGGAATGGGGGTTGGTTGAGTCTATCATGCGGGGCTTTCCGGCGCAATTACGGCAAACGGGATATAAGATTGACCGTCATGATGACGGACGGGATTGCTGGACGTGTTGGGCTGGTGTTTACAGGGTAGTGCTCAAGGAACACATCCGTGCTGTCCGACCACCACTTGATTGTCAGGTATTCCGTAGACGGGTTCTGCACCGTAAAAATGCCTGTGATGGCCGGGACAATATGCGACCAAACGGACACACTTTTCCGTGCAGGAATATCAAAGCGTGTGTTTGACAGGGGGTAGTTTGTTCCGTTATACGACGCCCAGACCTCGAATTCCTGCAGGGCGTTACCCCTGTTGGATACCTGTAGCGTAAAAGTTACAAGGTACTGCCCCGCCTGCTCAAACCAAATCTCGCCGCTGTTGCGAACCTCCACGCCTTGTGTGATGACTGGCTGGTTGTAGGTCAAGATGTTGGCAACCGTCGTTCCTGCACTGGTTTGGTCCTGATCGCTCATTAGCATGGCGTGGGGGGTCTGCAGGTATGCCACCCCGTTGGGGCCAATAACCGTGGCAACCGCGTTGTTGAGCTGGTTGAAGTACAGTCGCAGCACATCACTGTGCTGGTCGTGAAACCGCTGCTCGTATTGAGTCGGCGCTGAAGGTAGCCGTGGCGGCGTGGTGAGTGTTATTTGCAGCATAGATCAGCGTCTCCCGTCAGGACGCACATCGAGCGATGGCACGCCAAGCTGCCATTGAACACCCAAACCATCCGAGCTAATTTTGAACGCCATCTGGCGTCCGCGAATGCGTGTGTAAATGATCTGCGTAAACTGCTGCACAAGGTAGTTGCGCTGTGTCTGGTAGTTCAGCGTGCTGGTGACAGCAGGGGTAGGTGCTGTACCGTAGTTCGAGCCGGGGTTTTGCCTTGGGCGCATGCTGAATGTGACCGAGGGGTTGTTGACCGTTGAGCCATCAAACGTGATGTCCGGGATCATCCGCCAGACAAAACCGTAGTTGTGCCCGTCACCAATGTTGAAGTCGGCAGACTGAACGAACGAAATAATTGGGCTGGGCGGGTTTGTAGTGCCGTCATTCACACCGTTTTCGTGGTAAATCAACTGCCCGCCGTAACCGGCAGCGGTAGGGAAATCCCGCAGACTTGTGTCAAGCCACGCCGTGCGCGACAAAGTGCCGTAAGACCAGATTTTTTCAAGGTGGTTGAAAACCACGTACCGATCAATCACGGTCGAATTGGCCGAACAATAGTAGAACCAGATTTCGTTGAACGCTTCGTTTGTGCTGGCGAAGAACTGATATGCTTGATCGAGGTTCAGGTCGTTAAAAACATACTGGCGCAGGGGGCAGTACAGCGTCTCCAGACGGCCGGAGTACATGTAGAACTTGTCGCGCCCCATCCAGTACGTGACGCCTGCCGCTGTGGCAGGTGCGTTGGGCCCCATGATGGAGATGTTGTCGCCCAAAATCTGAAAGCCCCAGACATACGGTGGGCCAAGGTACTGCATCGAATACAGCGCGGCGTCAGTCCAAATCAAAATTTCCTGACGAGACTGCAACTCGGCCACGATCGACGAGCCGATGTTAAGGCGGTAGCTACCCGCTTGGTTGGTCGCGGATGGGGCCCAAATCTTGTAGTCTTCTTGGTCTGACCAGCGCACCAACAGCGGGTCCAGCGTGGCTGAGCCGTAGTCGTTACAACCGAAAGCAATCACAAACCGGGACGTGTCAGAGGTAGCCACAATGTTGCACGCCGTGGGGCAGCTGGTGTCCGTCAGCCAGTACTGATTACCATCCTGTGTGGCGGTATTTGTTGAGGACAGAACCTGCGCCCGGTTGTACGTAGACGGCGATGCTGCCGGAACCCACAGATAAATTGGCCCGCCACGCGGACTCAGCACAAGGTAATCACCAAAGTTGTCTTCGCTCCACAGCCGCAATTGAACGTCGACACCGACACCTGCGGCGGCTGCGCTCCCCCATCCACTCAACACGCCTCCTGTGTTACCGCCCCAACCGCCCGCACCCCAACCCACACCGACCGTGTAAATCTCACCGCCGACCCCGATCTGGTAGGTGAGCGTCGCAGTTCCCGCAGTCCCGGAGGATGTGGCGGGGGACGACACAACGATGCTATATGTGTTGGCGCTGAGGTACGTGAGTTGAAACTCGCGGTTAAGCGCGGATGCGGGGATACCGTTGACTGCGCCAACAACCCCAGAAACAGTTACAAAATCGCCGGTTTGCGCCCCGTGGCCCGGGTCATTGACAACAACGGTCGTTGACGCGTTGGTTGTAGTAAAGGCGTTGACGACACCGACATTAACGTCCCGAATAGGCGTAACGTCATAGAACGTGCCGCCCGCCGTTTGTTGGATGTAGTATTTAAGGTTGGTGCCAAGCCCCATCAAGTTGAAGCCTGCCTGCGTGATCCAGTTAAACAACGACCGGCACACGCCCCAAAAAGACCCAGTTGGCGGAGGAGCGGCTATGCCGCCGTCAGGGTTATACGTACCCGTGTCAAGGGCCCAGCCGCCAAGTTTCTCAGGATAGCCCGAGCGAAAGCGCACCTTGTCCATCTCGAACCAAGTGCCTTCATTGGCCAGCGTTGTCGATTCTCGGTTTACGCCGGGACGCAGTTGTAGTTTTTGCAGGGGCATCGTTTACCTCAGTTTTATGGCATTTTCGCACTTAACTCAGAAACAGCGCAATCTCTGCTTCCCTGCGCTTGACCAGACCCGGCAGGACTTTGCCTCCGCCCTTGGTCCAAACGCGAAACGAATCGGCTGCGCCTTCCCAGTCCCCCCGGTTGGCCCTCATGCGGATGGTGGAGCGTTGGAGATTGCCCAACCCGAAATTAAAACTTATAGAGACCAGAGCGTCAAAGCTGCCTTGACGGCCAACACAGCCGGGAACAAGTCGAAGAACACCGCGTTCAAAAGACGCGACATCAGTTGCGAATAGTTCGTTGATCTCTTCCTTGGTCCAGACACGATTGTCCTCCGGTTTTAGCGGGTACTCGCTGCGAATCATGGGGATATCCTCTTTGGTCTTGCCGGGTGGGCGCACCATGGGCAATCTGATCTGCTCTTGGTACAGCACATGACCGTAGCCAATCGTCCAGATGTGAGCTGGGCACAGGTATGGCTTGTTCCTGCACCCCTCGTAGCGGTGCATCAGGTCTGCGCCAGCCTTGGAGAGCTTCACTTCTTTCCCCAAGTCCTTGAACCAAACCAGAAGCCCAAAATACCGCCAAGCATCGCCATCTCGTCAGCGCTGAAAATGATGTCAGAGTAGCGGATTACATCGTCAATGCTGGTAATCAAGCCGGGGTGTTGCCACAAGTAGAAGCACATGAAGCCGTTGATCAGCAGCAGCTCGATCACAAAGATGTAGGTCACTGTTGGGCGCACCGTGCCAACGTAGCTGGCAACCCATGTGCTGGCCTTCTCAAGCACCTTGGCATCGTGCTCCAGTGCCGCCTCAGTCATCCGGGCATCAGTCTCCATTGCCACCTGATCGGTGCGGATCTCCTCCATCCTAGCCTGCGCCGCAAAGCCAGCCGCCGCCAGTTGCAACTCGCGCTCAGTCTGAACCTGAGCGAGCCTCAGCTCATGCGCTTGATCGGCCTTGTTCTGAAAATACTCCAGCAGTTTGGGAAGGCCGGAGATCAGAAGACCTCCAAGGGTGGAAAGTAAAGACAGCATTATTTTTTCCCATTCAGGTCAAAACTTAGGTTGGGGTGACGCGGGTACTGCACAACGCGCTCACCCTCTGGGCATTTGTATTTGATCGTTGCCAGCAATGTGGCCTTGCCAGCCGCAATTTTTTCTTTTTGCGCCATGGTGAGTTGGTACGTGAAGGTGTCTATCTCTGGTCCTGCGGGGCCGCTAAACTTGCTGGCTGTGGTGGTCGCCTCATGCACCATGCCTGCTGCATCACGAATGCTTGGCGTAAAACTCTCTACGGAGCAGTCATCGCGTTTTTTGATCCGGGCAACGGTGACGTTAATTGGCTCACCGGCCTGCGCCACGATCTTAAAGTTCTCAGGTGACCACTCAATGATCGCCCTGTCAAACCAACCAAACTTGTCGGCAAGGGTGTAACTGCCGCCCATCGCGGCAACACTGGCGGCAACAGCCCCGATGGCTTTAGTAAGATCAACCATAAATTACTCCAACAAAAATACGTACGCACCAAATAATGCGCCCATCGCTGAAGTGGTGCGTGATCATGCTTTACCTTCGGCAAACACGTTAACAAACACTGTGCCGTCTTCCAACGCCTCAATCTCATGCCACTCGTTTGCCACAAGATTAACTGGTTGCGTGTCTTTGGTCATGACTAAGCTTCGGCGCTCATTGCGAACAATGCAACTGCCCGAGTGACACATGGTCAAATGCGAATAGATGTGTTCGTGCTTTGGCAAACCCTCGCCCACCGCTGCATGGTAAACATTCAGCGTTGTGCCATCTTGTGTGACGGTAAAACGAGGGGTTATTGCGTTCACAGCGTCTGTGCCCCATCAACTGTTGGCTGCACTGGCTCTGGTGGCGCGATGTATTCAGCAATCGGACCATGTTTGCCAGCAACAATGTCAGAAAAGATCGCACGTCCGTGCGCCTCACAGTCGGTTGAGCTTGCTGTGAATGGTAGTACCTCATCGCCAAACTGACTGGTTGCAATTTCGCAGTCGATCATTGTTTGCTCTGCGTTTGCCCAACGTGGGTTTGATAGTAATGTAAGCGTGGCTTGCATGTTGTGGCCCTTTTAAGAAATGCGGAGAAATAGAGTTGCAAATTCCGCTGCGTTACAACAGGCAAAGATATTGTTTGCGTACCCCATAGCCCTCCATGTGCCCGAAGGAGCTGTTGCTGATATGCTAGCTAGATTAGCGCCACTTGCCAAACCACCTGCATATCTCAAATTTGATCCTGCAATAGTATCTCCGGGATTGATTACCGTTGCAGAATACCCGGGGCGAGACAAAAGAGCATAAGTCCCCACAGCGCCAAGAGAAGCGCCTGCTGTGGCGTTTAACACCTGCGCAGTGGTGATGGTTGTAACCGTGCTTGCGTTAGTTGCGTTGGTTGCGTTTGTTGCGTCTGTGGCAGTTGCTGCATTGCCGCCAATACTCAAGCCCGCCGCCGTGCCTGTGATGTTCGTGCCTACCAAGGCCGAGGGCGTGCCCAAAGCAGGCGAGACCAAGGTAGGGCTGTCGGACAACACAACACTGCCCGTGCCAGTTGAGGTTGTAACCCCCGTGCCACCATTTGCCACAGGCAGAGTACCCGTCACACCAGTGGACAGCGGCAGGCCCGTCACGTTGGTCATTACGCCGCTTGAGGGCGTCCCCAAAACTGGCGTCACCAATGTGGGCGATGTCAACGTAGGCGAAGCCGACCGCACGGTGCTGCCTGTCCCCGTCGAAGTGGTAACACCTGTTCCGCCGTTGGCAACTGCCACAATGCCGGTCACGTTTGCGGCTGTCCCCGTTGTGTTCTGGTTCAAAGTGGGGACGTCCGCCGCAACCATTGCCCGGAAAGTGGGCACACCCGCCGCCCCGTTGGGCGCAGCCAAGAAGTTGTTTGCTGTCTTGCTGGCGTATGGGTTCAGTGTGTCGCCGTAGGCCGCGTTCAAGCTGATGGCAGGGGTTGTGCCGCCAGAAGACGCAACAGGGGATGTTCCCGTAACAGATGTGATCGTGCCGCCTGAACCCGTTGCAGCGATAGAAATTCCGCCAGCCGAATTGGTGATGGTCACGCCAGAACCAGCGGTCAGCGTAGCGCGGGTAAACCCGGTACCGTTACCAATATTTAGCTGCCCGTTTGTAGGGGTTGTGGCAAGGCCCGTTCCGCCGTTGGCAACAGGCAAAGTGCCTGTTACGCCCGTAGTCAGAGGCAAGCCCGTTACGTTGGTCATCACGCCACTTGCGGGTGTGCCCAATGCAGGGGTGACAAGTGTTGGGCTGGTGGCAAACACCAAAGCGCCAGAGCCTGTTTCGTCGGTTACGGCTGCAGCAAGGTTTGCAGAACTTGGAGTTGCCAAGAATGTGGCAACGCCAGCACCAAGACCAGACACACCGGTGGCTATGGGCAAACCCGTTGCGTTTGTCAATGTCGCGCTAGATGGGGTACCCAGTGCAGGGGTGACAAGTGTTGGGCTGGTGGCAAACACCAAAGCGCCAGAGCCTGTTTCGTCGGTTACGGCTGCAGCCAAGTTAGCCGACGACGGTGTCCCCAAGAATGTGGCCACGCCGGTGCCCAGAGCCGTAAGACCTGTACCGCCAGAAGCTTCAGCCAGTGGGGAGGCAAGCGTCAAGCTGGAGAGGTGATCGTTTTGAAACGCAAAGTTAGTGCCATCAGACCAGACCGTCACGGTTTTCCCCGCCGGAATGCTCACCCCAGTGCCCGCCGCCGTGGTGTTGCCGATAACCGTGGAGTTATAGATGGTGGCCGCGTAAGCGCTGGAGTTTTTGATGACGTACGTCTTTTCCGCTGGGGGTGCGTAGACGTTGAAAACGGCCGCCGTGGTAGTAGTCAGCGCAAGCGTCATGTTGCGGGACTGGTCAGCAACGCCATCCAAAGCGGTCAGGGCTTGGTTGGCCGAAGTGACTGATACCGAGGTGTACCCGGCAATCGCTGACTCAACCAGTGTGCCAAGGTTCGTGTTGGTCGTGGTGCCCCATACACCGGCCTGATCGCCGGTGGTGATGAGTTCAATCCGAAGACTGGGTGAATACGTGCTCATAGAAGTCCTTACGGAATAACGGGGGTCCACCCCGGAGTTTGACTGTTGTTTACATCAGTCCACGTTGGGGATTGGCTGTTGTTGACATTTTGCCAGTTTGCAGTCTGGTTGTCATCAATGGGGTTCCACAGGTACGCACCAACCACTGCGTCAAGGGCTGTGGCAGAGTCTACAAACTGGACGTTGAAAACGCCTGAGGGGAACAGCGCCTCCAGCGCGGTTGCGGCTTCAGCAACCCGTGCGCGGTACACCGAAGGAGCTACCAACGTCACATCCGTGGCGGTTGTGGTCTCAAGGATTCGAGCCGTAAAGCGGACAAGCGCACGCACCGCATCCGTTCCCGTGGCCAGTTCCGCGATTGCCCCAACAAAGATCGTGACGCGCCGCACGGCGTCCGTGGCCGTGGCGGTCTCCCCGATTTGGCATGCCAGCACCATAAGTGCGACATTGCTGTCGCTGGCGGTTACCGCCTCGGACAACTGCGCAAATAACCCATTGCCCCCCGCCATTTCATCTGTGGCCGCCGCAGTTTCGGCGGTGAAAACCATGTATGCGAAGTTGCCAAACACACTATCCGTAGCGTTTGCAGTCTCGTTCACAGCAGGGTACGCAAGGTACGTAGGCGTGATTTCGTCAGTTCCGGTCGCTGTTTCGTCCGTTGCTGAGTTCAGCGTGGCGATTGTGTCGATTGCGTCCGTTGCGGTGGCTGTCTCAGCAATGCTGCCTAAGAACGCAAAGGCTGCGGAGAACGTGTCCGACCCTGTTGCTGTGTCGGAGAAGGCGCTGGCATAAGTGACGCCAAAAAGCCAACCCGTGTTGTTGCCGCCGTCTGTTGAGTTGGCTGCGTTCCAAGTAGCGCCGCCAGTAGCATTTGAACGACTAATCGACAAGAAATCAGCATTTACCGTGCCAGATGCTTTGGACAGCGTGTGGGATGCCGCTGTTGAGGAGCCTATTGTCAAGAGTCGCCCAGACGCGCCGCTTGCATTCCAATTGGTAAACGTGCTTGTTGTGCCAGCCTGAAAAAGAATAGAGGTTGCGCCAGTAGCGTTGTAGGTGTTGGTGATGTCGTTAAAAGTGTTTGATCCAATAATGGTCAAAGCACCTGCGCCGCCTTGGTTGATGTTGTAATAGGTCAATCCGTTGCCAAGAAAGCTTTTGGCAGATGCACTTGTTAGGCTGATTGTACCGCTACCAGTAACGGTCAATAAACTCCCATTTGCGTTAACTACGACTCCATTAGATGATAGCGTCCATGTGCCAGAACCGAAAGCAACCGTTCTTGTCAACGGAATCGAAGTATTCAAAACAGTTGCCGTAACCGAAAAGTTGTTGGCATCAAAAGTACCTTGTACAACTGTTATTCCGTAATTTGATGTAAAAGCGTCTTGAAGCGTTACCGTGCTTGTTGAAACCAAAGTAAGAGGGGCCTCTATATTTTTTCCATTTAATGAAATTGTTTGTGGTGAATTACCCGCAATGATAAAACCAACGCCGCCAACGTAGGAATATGTAATACCAGACCCAGTGGTTAAATTACCATACAGGGTACTGCGAAGTATTAACGTAATGGCGCTTGTTCTTGATGAAGTTGAAATACTTCCTATATTACCGACCATATCTATTGAGCTTCCAGCACTACTGTTATCAATAACTGCCGTGTCTTGCGCCAAAGGATAATTGGAAGTTGCAGGCGACCCACCGCTGGTTGCCGCCCATCCATTTGCACTTGAGTTATTGGCTCCAGCAAGGTTCCAATACACTGTTTTGGGCGCAGGAAATGTTATGTTACTGTTGCCGCCACAGTCACCAAAACTTGTTCCTGACCACGGAGCAGATGCTCCAGCCGCTGTAATGTCACGAAAATCAATATACTGTTTTGTGACCCATGTGCCAACAGTTAATGTGCGAGGTGTGCTTGACCTATAACCAAAGCCACCGGCAAAATAGAAGATATTTCCTTGTATCTGAATTCTTGATGTTAAGCTTGTACCCGATGCGACTAATGTTGTAATGGTGGTATTCCCACCAATGGCAATAACACCACCACCGCTGAATGTATAAGTCAAATCCCCGATTGTATTGGAGCCATCAGTAATGTTTATATATCCAGTTACTGTTATATTATTATAAGTTTTACCTCCCCCTCGAAATAAAATGCAACCGTTTGGGAAGCTTATAGTTGATGTCCCAGCGTTTATGATTGCACCGGAGTCAACCGTCCAATAAGAAGCCGCTGCGGACTGCGTGTATGTTGAGCCATTAAGATTTAATGTTGCGCCAGTAGCAGTATTATGCGTACCCACTGCTGTGACTGCGTAATTACTAACAGAAGTATCAAAAGTCCCGTTTGTAAGACTAAACGCGCCTGATGTGGTTAATGCACTACCTAATGTCCAGCCACCACCAACGCCGTTAAATGTAATGGCTCCGGTTATTGTCACACCGTTAGTGGTAATCGTTCTACCTGTAGACGTAGAGTTGAACGTGTTGGCTCCTGTGGCGCTCCATACAGTTCCAGCCAGTAATGTCAAAGACCCACTAATAGCAAGTGTTCCTGTGCTGCTAAATGTTACCGTACCTGCTGATACTGTGAAGTCCAAACAAGTCAAAGCGCCGGTACGGGTGACGGTGTAAGTGCCTGCTTGGTCAAACACTACATTGTCCCGCGCTGTTGGACGGGGCGCGCCACTTGCGCCGCCCGATGAGAAAGACCAGTTGGTTGTGGAAGTTGTGTTCCATGTACCAGAACCGCCTACCCAATAGCGATCACTTGTGTAGATGGAAAAAGAAATAGCACCCAGTGCTTTAGACACTGAGCTTGTTGCGGTTCGGGCTGTGGATACGCCTGCTGCGGCCTGTAGTTCGTCAACAATAAGAAGACCGTCAAGAGCAGCAGTACTCGCTGAATCTACACGGCTGGTTGTTGAAGCTGGGGCAGTCCATGTTGCTGCACCAATTGTCATCGCATACGCGCTAACTACATATTCGTTGGCGTATGTTGTAGTTAATGTGTTTGTGGCAATTGTTGTGGAAGTTGCCGTTCTGCCTGTTGAGATAGTATCGGTTGTATTTACCCCACGGTAAGCCAACATGACACCCACCGCTGTAGTTGAAGCAACAGTGACAGTTACGCTTGACTCTGAAGATGTCGCAAATTTACGATACAAGTAAATTCGGGGCGTTGTGATTTGAGAACCAATTAAAGTCCACCCCGCTGGCGTAGTTACAGCCGCATTTGCCGCTACCGCAAGAACTAAAAAATCGTCCGTAGCATACCCGGTTGGAACAGCAACGGTCGGGTTAGTGCCCGTGGCTACAGCACCAGCAGCAACAAATGAAATTGCCATGCGTTACTCCTGTGGGATTTCTTCAACGGGCTCAGGCTGCGGCGTGACAATCGCAAGCCAATTGTCCAGACGCTGTTGCTTCATGGCCTCAATTTCTGCCTCGCTGGGCAGTGGCTCATCATCAGGAAACCACAAGGCATCACCAAACTTGCCGTATTCGGTTTCGTATTCAAAGTCGATTTTCATGGTCACTCCAAAGAAAAACACCTGCGCGAGGGCAGGTGTAGTTTAGCCCAAGGGGGACTGGGTATCAACCGGCCAAGCTGAGCGTGTAGGTCACGTTCAAGGTGTCGCCAGAGGCCACTGCGCGGTCGCCGGGAGCCGAGAAATCAGCTGCGGAGAACAGAGTACCGGTCGAGCCAGACTTGGTGCTGTTGCTCACAAGGAACGCGCCGCCCACAGTGGCCGTGGCGTTGATGTTGAACGCTGCCACAGAAGCTGAGTTGGTGGCAACCGAGGGGTTGGCGGTGGTTGCGGTGGCAAACGTGCAGGCAGGGCGTGTGGCGTTGCTGTAAGGCACAACCTCAGTCCAGCCAGCGTGAGAAGCCATTGTGTCGCCAGCAGCTGGGGTGTTGGAAGCGCCAGCACCGTACAGGCCGATAAACCAAGTGGTAATCTGCGTCACGCTTGTCAGGGCTGTGCCGCACATGTACTGCAAGCCTTGGTTGACCACGAGGTTGTGGTTGGAATCTTCCCATTTCAGCTTGCCGTCTTTGTCGAAGCACTGAATGGTGAAGTAGCCAAGAGCCAAGGCGTCTTCGCCAGAGCGGGTGCCAGCGATCAAGCCACTGGACATGCCATCAGAAGTTTTGACTTTTTCGAGAGACATGGTTTGCTCCTTACGCGATGCGAATAAGTGCTGAAGTTGCCGTGTTTGCGGGCATCTGCACAGTGAAAGTTGTGGTTGCGGTTTTATCCGCGCCAAAGTCCAACACCGCAATCGCTTTGTTGCTCTTGCTGGCATTGTAAATGAGTGCCCCCCGGGCTGTAAAGCTGGCTGGGGCCCATGCGGTGTTGTTGAAGTCAACGTACACCGTGGTGTCCGAGGTAAGGATTGTCACGCCTGTGAGGGTGTTGCCCCCTGCCACGTAGCCCGTGCCCACAACTTCATTGGTTGTGGAGTACGCCGTCGTGGCGGCATCCAACGACGCATTGGCCGTATACAGCGCAATTTTTAACGTATCCGTGGCCAGATTCTGAGCCCCATTCAGCATGTCCTGCTTGAAGCTGGTGGTGAGTGTTTGGTCAAAAGCCATATCAAGTCACCGCCTGTCGGAACTGCCCGGACCGGTATGCGTCCTGACGCTCAAGCCCGTCGCCCAGACGTTTGGCCAGTGCAAGCGCTTCTTTGTACTTACCGTCGTACAAAGCAACCATGTCGGCCTCGCCCTTCATGAATGTAACCGCCTCAACAAGTGTGCCGTACAGCAGCACCGTATCAAAGTTGTCGCCCAGCCAAGTGGTACTGGCGGTCACGATCGACTCTGGGTAGTAGTAATAGTGCAGCTCAACCGAGTAGGCCGCATCCGGTGTCGGGCCAAGAATGAACGTCAGCTCTTTGGAATCCGCCGTGGCAGGACCAAAGATGGCGTAGTACTTGGGAATCCCCGTGCTTGTCGGGTTGGGGTACGCTTGCCGAATAAAGTTCACGTCCTTGTTCAACAAATACTCGTAGTTGCCGCTGGCGTCTATCACCGCCATAGAGTACGTAGCCAAGAAGTCTCCGGGGCAGGACAGGTACTTGTTGCTGGCCGAAGTTATACCCGTCACGTTGCTGCGAAGCGAGGGGAACTGCACCGTGTTATAGATGCGCTGCTCGGCCTGCTGCACGAACACCGGGATGTTTGCAACAAACTCCTGCTCAAAGTTCTGCGTGTAGTCGCAGATAGCAGCGGTCAACTGGGTGTAGTTCATGCCTTACCTCACGCCATTGGGCCACGGGCCATGACGCCTTTCGTGGCGCAGCCAGTACCGCGAATCTTGATACCTGAGGTCTTGACGCCCGGATAGTCGTTGCTGTGGTTGGTGCCCACAGAGACGTTCATGTCGCGCATGTACTTCTTGTTGTCCGTGTTGGGCAACACGGCGTTTGTGGCTGCAGGTTTTGGTTGGTTGTACGCAGCCATATCAGGCTCCTTTACGGCCGGGGGATTTTTGATTGGCAACCTTGGCCAAACCACGCCCCATCTTCAGCATGTCGCTGTTGGTTTTGCCGCCAGCACGCAGCTTGGTAGGCTTTTTGCCGGGGTGCATGTTGGCTTCGTGTTTGCGAACTGCTTTCTTTGCGTCCATGATGAACTCCTTAAGATGTTGAGATTGTCACTTGGCCGACTGCGGTAGTCAACACCAAATAGTTGGGGGTCAATGCGTCGTCAAAAAACTTCGAGCCACCAACAGGGTTCCACCCCCACTGAATGTCCCGGCTGCCGCCTGTTGGGAAGCCTGCCACGTTGGGCCCGGCCGTCACATACGTTGTGTCTCTGCGGGGGTTGCGCACTGCTTGTGGGTCGTCCACAGGGTACATGCCCAGTTGCAGCTGCGGTTGATCGGGGTCCCAGCACGAATCGCAGACCAAGAGATTGTAGGTCTTGGTCTTGATGATTTCCTTGCGCAGCTCTGTGAGCTTGAAACGGAAACCACAACGATCGCACTGGGCGATCGAGTTCTTGGCGCTGGCAAACCGATTGCCCATTTAGGTCCCGCTTCCAATGTATTGACGGCGCGGTACAAAGCGTACTGCAGCCTTCTCACGGTCTTCGCTGGAGGCGAGGTCCCAAGCTTCGTCGTACTGCTGCTTCAAAACGCCAAGGCGTTCTGTGCCACCGGGCACCTTCAGGGCCAAGTAATAGGCCAAGCCTGCAACCATGCAGGGCAAGAAGCGGAACGGCATGTCCATCGTGTTGACACCATCACCCGCATTCTGGATGCGGCGCAAGCGCCAGTACACAAACGTGTAGGTCTGGGTGTTGTCTGGCACGGGCCAAACGGTGAAACGAGGTGTGTTCAAACGCTCAATCCAGACTTGAATGGGCCGGGCTTGCTGCAGCTTGTTGGGAATCGTGGCGTAAGTAGAGACGCTGATCCGGGTAATGGTCAGGTCTGCCTGTGTTGAAGCACTGCCAGCGCCCGTGCGAATGACGTGCTCCAGCAGGTCTACGGTATCTTCTGGCAAGTTGTAGGTAGCCGTGCCCGGCACCAGCACGATCGAACCCTGCTCGTAGGTGAACATGTTCAGGCCACGGTTGGCCCAATCGGCAAACATCAAGTTCATCGAACGGCGGGCCGTGCGCAGGTCATAGCCCGTACGCATCTCCCCGCCCACGCGCTCGAACGCTTCCTCAACGATTTCAGTCAAATCGAGGTTGAAATTGGAGAGCCCTGAAGTTGCCATTATCTGAACCCTGCTGTTTTCTTTGCGATGGTCTTGGGCTGGGCCACAAACTGTTTGCCCGCCGCCTTACCAGCACGCTTGGCTTTTGTGGTCGCTGCATACTCTGCGGGGCTGAGCGATTTTATCGCCTTCTCCGGCAAATAGCGCTCACCTGTTTTTGAAGACGGCTTTCCACTCTTGGTGCGCCACTTCTGGTCGCCCCAGTCTTTGAGGGATTGCTGGGGAGCCTTCATGTCAGTCTCGGTACCCGCCGCCAGCGGCCTTGTACTTTTTGGCCACAAGCTGTGCTTTTCGGGCTGACCACTGACCTGCCCCTGTGCCTTGCGTTGCGGCCGACTTGACTTGGCTCACAATCCGCTTGCGCAAACTGGGCTTGGTGTAATTGCCAGCCGCATTGACTTTGCCGCCTTCAGCGTACTGCGTGAAGTCGGTGTCATCCCGGCGTGCTTTTTTCACGCCTTTGGGCATTTTGGAGGGGGCGATGTCCCCCATGCCGCGACTGGCCATCATGTCAGACCATCTTTCCTTTTGTGTGACCCTTGGTCACACAACCGTCTGCGCGGGTCACGCCGCCCTTGGCATGGCCTTTGGCCTTGCCGCCTTTTTTCATCGGCTGGCCTTGCGCGGAAGCGGCAATCGCTTTTTGGCGCTCTTCTTCAGCGGCGTCTTTTTGTGCCCGGCGCGCAATTGCCGCAGGCAGCACACCGCCAAGACCTTTGCCAATGAGCTTACCCATCGCGCCTTCGCCCGTAACCATGCCTGCCAGAGGGGAAATGTCAGAGAATTTCATGATTAAACCATCCTACCTTTTGTGTGGCCCTTGGTCACGCAGCCATCCGCACGCGTAACACCGCCTTTGGCTTTTTTGTCCGCAGGCTTGGGAGACGTGGTGCTGGCAGCGTTGTAGGCTTTTTCGGCCGCTTCAGCAGCCTTTTTGTCCGCCATCATCTGGCGGGCTTCTTTTTCAGCGGGGCTCATGGTAGCTCCTTAGCAGGTCTTGCCGCCGGACTTCATGGTGATCATCTTGCCCTTGGTCTTACCCTTGGACTCGATGCCGCCGCCCTTGGCAAACGGCTTGCCCTTTGGCTCCATCATCTTGCCTGCGGGTTTAGCGCCTGCCTTTTTCTTCTCGATCATTGCTTTGAAAGCAGGGTTCATTTTCGTTGCCATATCGCCACCTTCTTTGAATTTGCGGCTCTTGTCCGCGTTGGAGAATTCTTTGCCCACGGACTGTGGGACGCCTGTTTTCTTGGCAAACGATGGGTTGTTGGCCACCGCCGCCATGAAGTTGTGCTGCTTCTTGCTAACCGAGGGCACTGCGCTGCTCCTTCATAAACTCATCGAGCTTGGCATCAAGACGATCAAGGCGTTGAATGACGCGGTTCATGTCGTTGTGGACATCAGCCTTAGTCACGTACTCCTTGGGCATCTCTTCCCGAGTCTTGTTGAGCAAAATTTGAACGCGCTTGAGTTCTTCGTGCACGCCTTTGACCCACAACAGGATCAGGGCAGATGCGAATGACAGAATCACGTTCCATACCATCAGTTCCATGTCAGCACTTCCAAGCCCGCAAGCTTTTGTTGATCCGCGAGTCCGGGTCTTTGGCTGTTTTGGCACTGGTCAGTTTTGACTTCATGCCTTCCATCCGGGCGCAAAAAGAGTCGCGGCGTTTGCCGCCCTCTGGCTGGGGAGCCTTCAGGCCGGGCTTGCCGGGGTTGGCCTTGTTGTAAGACGCCCGCCCCTTTGCGTTCAAGCCGCCCTTCTCGGACTTGCCTTCTTTGCGTGTCCATGCGGGGCTCTTAGCCATAAAACACCGTGCAGTGCACGTCGGTTGCAAGGAAAGTCCGAATTCCGTCTTTAGCCATAATGCCTTCTCCGGGGATAACTAAGTTAAACGCCGTTGCATTAGACGCATCTGCTTGGAGGAGCACTTGGTTCCAGACGGTGACGTTACCGCTTGCTGCGCCGCTGTCTGCCACAGTTACCGTAAAGACGTTGGCGTTTGTCACAGTCACTTGGTAAGGGTTGTCAGTCAAATCCCAGTCCAAGTACACCCACTGACCCGTAGACAAGCCGTGGGCTGTTGCGGTTACGGTTGCAGTGGTCGTAGTGCGTGCGTATGTGCCTGAAATAGAAACATCGTTCACAAATACGCTGTAGCCCGTTGCGGCTGAAAAAGGGAATATTACCGCCCCCTTCAAACGAGTTCGGTACGGAACCATAAGGCCGGAAACGGCCGCGTGTTGCGATTTAACGTCAAATTGCATCGTCATAATCAATCTCCTTTAAAACAGGGGCCGAAGCCCCAGAGGTTGATTAGGCAGTGCGGGTAAACACGTACGCTGTGGCGCTGGAGAACATGATTGTGAATCGTGCCAGACCAGTAGCGCCAGCAGCAATCGTCAGGTCGCCAAACGAACCGGCAGTGTCAGCAGCAGCGCTGGACAAGATGCCATTGGTGGCAACCGCAATAGTCACAGTGTTTGCGCCAGCGGTGTTGTCTACGTACAGGTCAAACGATGTGCCCTGCGAAGCGCCTAGTGCAGCGCCCAACAACGTGCCCGTGGGCAGCGTAATGGTGGTGGCGGCAGCCGAAGTCGAGGTAATGTAACCGTCAGCAACTTGAGCCGCTGTTGCAGTGGCTGTTGCGTTGATTGCGTTGAAAGCGGTGGGCTGGTGGCCAGTGATGAAACCGTTCAAAGAACGTACTGGGCCGGAGAAGGTGGTCAAAGACATGGTATTTTCCTCATGCGGTTGAGGCGTATCTGTCTGCATGACGTCGGCCCGGAGCCGTCAGATACACCGGAAAAGTCCGGGAGTGGTGGCAATATACACCAAAAGAAAAAGGGGCACAAGGCCCCTTTTTCCGCTTCTATCAGGTCGAACCTGAAGAGCCCCACATACCCAATGGGTCAGACCAGCCGAACGAATAACGCTCGCGGGCTTTGTAACGGACGTTGCCGGTATCAAAGTCGCCGTCCATCGAAGTGGACAGAGCGGTACGCTCGAAATGCTTCAGGCCGTTTGGAACGTCTGTGGTCAAGAACCAAGCGTTTGTGTCGGTCAAGAAGTTGTTGACGGTGTAGCCGCCAGAGATGGTACCCATCTGCTTCAACGCGTTGATGTCGTTGTCAGCAGTACCAACACGCAGTTCGGTGTCCAGCAAGCGCTTGGCAACGAACATCAGTGATGGAGGGATGATCAACTTGACAGGCTTGGCAGCGATCAACAGGCCACGTTCATCAGTCCACGCAGCGATCTGGATCGTTGCGTTTTCCAAGGAAGTCTCGTTCAGGTCAACACCGGTGGTGGGGCTGTTGTAGTTAACGCCGCCGCCGACCAGAGGGTGACCAACGCGAGTGCCGCTGGAGTTGTTGCCGAACAAAGACACGCCGTCGCCGCCCAGAGCTGTACCGGCGAAGCCGGTGTTCAGCACGGAAGCCGCTTTGACTTGCTTGGTGTAAGCCATACCGCGAGCCAGAGCCTTGGTGTAGCGGGCAGACAGACTGTCGTACAGGTTGTCTTCCACAGCTTCTTCCGTGATGGAGAAGCCCAAAGCGATGGTTTCGTGGGTGTAGCGTGCAGTGAAGGCTTCCTGCGCGTTGTCATAAGCGATGGCGGAGCCTTCGTTCTTGACAGGAGCAGCGCCAAAACCGGACAGCTTGGTCTCTTCTTCAAAGCTACGCTCAGATTTCTCTGTCTCGTAGATTTCTTTGTGTTGCTCGCCGTAGCGTGCGTACTCCAAACCGAACAAGGCGTTCAAACCGGGGAGCAGCTCTTTGAGCAGTTGTGCGCGTGAAATAGCCATGGTTTAGCTCCTTAGATGCCGACGGCGTTGGAAAAGGCGTGTGCGCCCGGATTGAACTTAACCAGAACGTCTGGGAAAGCGTCACTCACAGGGGATGCAAAGCCGATGATTTTGAACGCGGCAGCGGTCGTGACAACAGTCGACTCCAATGCGCTGGTCGAGTTACCTGTACGGGTAGAACCTGTAGAGGTGGACTGTGCAGCAGCAAAGAAGGTGTTAGCGCCCAAAGCGGCTTGAGTGGCGGTGCCATCCAGCTGAGCTTGGAACGTCACGCTGTCGTCAGTAACCACGTATGCCGTGATAGGACCACCGTTGGCAGTGCCAGAGGGGTAGTACTGGCCGTAGATTTGCTGACCTTGTGCGTTGACGTAGGAGCAACCGACAAACACGCCGATAGCACCAAGACTCGAACCACCAAGGTTGTTGGTAGTCAGGTCAGCGCCAGTAGCGGTTGACAGAGCAATGTAACCGTCGGCACCGATGATAACGACTTGCCCGTAAAACAGGTTGGTCGCTTCGCCAGCGGGGTCGATCAGAAACTGCGAAGTAGCGCCAGCATAAGGCATGCCGTCGATACGATTTACGGGGATCAGCCCGTAGGGGGTAGCTGTAAGTGCCATTTAAAGACTCCTTGTTACTTTGAACCAGAACCAAAACCACCACCGCGACTGGTCGATGACTTGCGGTCAGCGAAAAGCGGCATGCGGGGGTCATTGTTTCGCATGAAACTGTTATCCACAGATTCCATCTGGGCCTGCGCTTGTTTAGCGTAATACTCATCACGGGCTTGAGCGCGTTCACGTGGCATCTTGCAGAGCATGAGGCCGCCGAGTTCGACGTTGCCAGTTTTTGCATTACCCTCCAGCATCAGTTCCGGATGGTCTACTGCTTTGACCGGTTCCCAACCTTCACGCATCTTGGTAGACACGTTCGTGTTTTGGGCTTCGCCAAGTACGTGTGTCGCAATCCAGCGATACACCATACCGGGCTCAGGGGTTGGATCAGGCAGTGAACTCGCAGGTGTATACACATAACGAGTCGTTTTATCGCGTGCCTCAAGTGCACGGGGGTTCCGGTTGATTGTTTCAGCCATTCGATTTCTCCAGTTTTGCTACTTCAGCAGCGTATTGCTGCGGGGTTAATCCGTATTTTTTCGCCAACGCAACCTGCGTAGGAGTCAACTGGACTTTGCGTGCCCCCGTCGAACGAGTCGCCGGAGCCACAACCGATGTAGGTCGCTTGGAGCTATCGCCAGATTTTGGCCGGTCCTCCGTACCACCGAAAACTTCGGGGAACGTAGACTTCATGCGAGCATCAATGCGCTCGAAGTATTCGTCGGAGCGGGGATCAACCCCGGTGTTGACTAGCTTTTGGTGCAGCCCTAGTGCAAAGCTGGTGACTTCCTCGTACCCCGGTGAACCGAACCACTGGTTTTTTGCCTGCCAGCGTGCAGTTTTATCGTCAAGTTCTTGACGGGGTGCTTGGTTTTGTTGCTGTTGTACCGCAGTTTCATCCACCTGTAAAGGGGTGGGCTTGAAATTTTTTGCAGCCTGCACTTTCATCTTGGCGTCCATCAGGGCATCTTGTGCCGCAATGACGCCATCTGTGTCAAAAGCCTCCGTAGCTTCCTTGAGCTGCCGCTTGGCCTTATCCACCTCGGTCTCAGCAATCGTGAGCTGGGATGCGGCGTAGTGCTCAGTGCCCGAGTTCACGTACTGCTTGAGACGGTTGTTCTCGGCCACCATGTGCTGAGCAAGGCGCTCCAACTCCTGCTTCTCACGCAGGAGGGACTCTTTGGCCCGGCGCTCGTCGTGACGGGCATGGGTCAGCTCCTTGATGCGCTTCTTGACGCCGTCGGAGTAGGACTCAATCTCGTCGTCCGTGGGGTCGGCCACATCGCGGTCCAGCGGCTTGCGGCCACGGTCACGCTCAGGCGTGTCATCAACGATCTCAATCTCGACATCGTCGTCTGTTGAGACGGTTACTTGGGACTTGGCTTCGTCCTCAAGTTCGTCTGGGAATTTGTACTCACTCATTTCTGCTCCTTATGCGCGGGTGTAACCGCGTGGGTCTTGCACAACACACTCAATTTGGTCGTCGTTCAGAACCCTGAACTCCTTACCAAACACCTTGAAACGCGTACCTGTATAGGTGCGCACGAGCACAAAGTCACCTTCCTTGCACCACGCCCCTGACGGGAACTTGGCGGTGTCTTTGTAAGCGTCTGGTCCGACCCGCATGACGAACAACACCGTGGTGGCGTGTTCTTCCGCTCGTAGGGTCGCAGCATCTCGAACGAGGTCGAGGCTCGTACCGGCGATCTTTTCATCGACCTCGGGCACGATGCACAGCAGCTTGTATCCCGTAGGGATAGGCAGCGCAGATGCTTTTGTTTCGTCTCCCGCATCGGCCTCTGGGGCGTCAAGGGGTTGGATGTGTTTGGGCAGTGTGATGCCCGGAGGCAGAATGATTTCACTCATCTGATTGCTCTACTTTCTCTACAAGGTCGAGGAGGTGACGCTCTGCGGTAGCTAGGCCTTGAATCACGCCGCAGAGTTTTTGGTAATCGTCGAATGAGCGACATGCCCCACCCGCCAAGTCATCGGCGTAGTTGTTCATGTCGATGCGTATTTTTTCGCGCAATACGCGTGCGAAGTCGGAGATCATTTGTTACCGGGACCTTTCCTTTGGTTTTGGGCAGCAGACTGTTGTCTGCTTCTTGCAATGTCGACGCCCATACGGGCACCGTCACGTTCTTGGTCAGCCTCCAGCTTGTCGGCCTTGTAAGCAGCGTCAATCTGCATTTGCTTTTCTTTGATCTCCAGCTCATCGGCGCGGGCGGCAGCGTCAATTTGCATTTGCTTTTCTTTGATCGTCATCTCTTGTGCAGCGCGTTGCTGGTCAGCCTGAGCCTTCTGCTGTTTGATCTGCAATTCCTGCGCTGCCTGCTGCTGGTCAGCCTGAGCCTTTTGCTGCTTGATCTGCAACTCGCCCTCTTTGATCTTGAGCTCCTGTTGTTGCATTTGTACAACAGGGTCTTGCTGTTGCTGCTGAGCTTGCTTTTGCGCAGCTTGCGCTTGGTTTTGCTGCAGCACCTGCTGGGCAGCTTGGGCCATCATGCCGGACAGGGCGATCTCGATTTGCGGTGGCAACGGCTCGCCTTCGGGCGGCAGGGGCATGCCCAACTGCTGCTCAATCTTCTGGCGGTAGGCAAACCCAACGTGCTCGGCAATGTGGGCCATCATGGCTGCTTGAATCTTCGGTGCCTGTGGGTTCTGGCCGATCAACTGCATGATGATCGGGTCCTGCATGGCCGACATGTGCACTTGGATATGCGACTGATGGTCTTGATACTGGAACGCTTTTAAGGGTTTACCCTTGAGCACGTTCATGTTCTCAGACACCGGGTCGGTGGGCTTTTGGTCCTCATCCAGCGGCACGAGCTTGTCGGCGTTCTTGATGCCCAGCACCTCCAGCATGCCCCGGTGGAGCTTTGGCAAGTCGTAGATGTCAGGGGCGGACTGCGCCAGCTGGATCACTGCTTGGTACTGGACCACGCGCTGCGAGAGGGTAGCCGCGTTGGGGTCGCTCACGGGCAGGATGTCCACGTGGCGGTAGTCGCCCTTCTTGGCCCGTGGGCCTTCTTCGCCATCTGGCTCGTAGGTGTACTCGTCGTCCGTGTAGTCGCGGATGATAGCCGCCAGCAACTGCAGTTCTTGCTTCAAGGTGAAGTGCACACGCGCCTGCACGGCCGTCATGACTTTGAGCTGGCGCTCCAGCAGGGCCAGAGTCGAGCCCACAGGCGCATTGGCCCCCATGTCGCTGATCTTCATGTCCGCTGTTGCAGCAAACCGGCGACCTTCTTCCACCACTGTATTCAGCAAGTTGTACAGCGTCTGGCTTGGGTCTTTGTAAGGCAGCGGCAAGATGTTGTCGCGGATGGCCCCGGAGCCCACGTCCACATCGCGCCACTCGCCGGGAGCGATCGGCGTGTCGTCGCCCTTGATCCGCAGACCACGGGACTTCAAACCACCGGGCAGGTTGCTCAGCGTACCGGCATCAATCAACTGGCGCATCAAGCTGGTGGCCGAGTTGGCAAACCCCCCGATCAGGTGGAACAGACCGAAGCCGTAGGCCCCAAAGCCGGGGATGTACTGGTAGTGCACGAAGTGCTGGCGCTTCAAATGCAGGTTGTCGTCTTCTCCCCAGTTACGGCGCAGGGACAGCACGGTGTTGTTGCCCCGGATGTACGTCAGCACGTACGGCAGCGCGATGCCTGTCGGCTCGCCATCGTCGTCCTTCTCGCACAGCGGATCGCCTTTGACCACCAAGTCCACGTGTGACTCGTACAGGGTGTAGCGCTCGTCGTTCAGATCGGCAAAGCCGGTCTCTTTGTCCTTGGCCTTGTTGATCTCTTCGATGTGTTTGTCAGGCGAGCCGATGTCCACGTCGCGGTAAAAGCCTGCCTGCTGGAGTTTCTTGATCTCGTTCTCGGTCTTGCGCATGACGTGCGTGACGCGGTAGCAACTCTGGATGTCCGAAGTGCCGTAGGGCAGCAACATGTCCTCCGCAGGGATAAAAACCGACGTTTGACGACCGATATTAGGGTCAAAGTAGACCTTTTTGAACGCCGAACCGGTGGCTGGCAGGCTCCACAGCATGCGCTCGTGCTCTGGGCGGAACTCCTGCATGACCTCCGTCAGCTGGAAATTCATGTCATCTTGGACCCGCATGGCGGCTTCTTTCTTCTCGGGGGTCTCTTTACCCACGATTTTTGTGCGCACGGGGCCCATGGCCGGGAACGTCTCGGTGATTGTCTCTGACTGGAACCTGACAACGGCCTCAGTAATCATCGGGTGGAACACGCCAGACGCGCCATCCCAAGGCTCTGTGCGCTCCTCGATCTGCAGGCCCAGCAGTTTTAGGCCCATGACGTAGGCTTTTTCCCACTCTTTGCGGGAGTTGCGGTCGTTGTCCACGTCGCTGTCAAGGTCGCTGACCAATGAGGCCAGCTCCCCTTCGGGCAGGTACTCGGCCAAGTTGGCGTCGAAGTCATCGACGCTGGGCTCGCCCGGCTCAATCTCAATGTCCATGTCCCCGGCGCTGATACGCACGGCTTCCGGGTCTACGATCTCAATCTCGATCGGCTCTTCCTTCTCGCCTGCGGCGTCGATGCCCATGGGCTGTTGGAAAAGGGATTTGTCAATGTTCGTCGCCATGTGTGTTCCTAGTAGTACGCCGCTCTGCGACGCCGAAATGTCCGGTCTTCTTTCTCGTCCGAGTCAAGGGGGATAAACCCACCCTTTCGGAAGCGTAACAGCGCCTGAGAGGTGGTGTCAACGTAGTCGTCGTTCTCTCCGTTGGGGAACGATGCAACTTCCTCGATCACCTCACGGGCCCAGCGCGTGTCTGGGGCCCAGACCGTACCCGACGCAAAAAGGTCAGACACGGCGTTTAGCCGCACGATTTTATCGTTACCCCGGCTGGGGCTGAACTCCTCCACCGGGATGCCGGTGGCCCGAAGCTCTTGGATCAGCGGCGCTCCGGCCGCTTTCTTCTCCACAATGAACGCATCTGGCGTCCATTCCTTGTAATGTTTGAGCGCGATCGCCTTTAACTCCGGGAACGCCATGCGGTCTTTGAACGCATCGAGCAGGATCACCTGCGCCTTGTCGCCCTCTTCCTCGTTGTAGAACACCCCCCATGTGGTGCACGCAGAATAGTCGGCCGTGTTCTTGGTCTCAAAGGCCGTGTCCCAGCTCTGGATGATGTAGTCACACCGGGGCGGCTCGTCGCCCGTCCAAATGCGCCAAGACTTGCGCGAGATGATGGCCGCACTGTTGCTGGTGGGCTGCTGCATGTACTGGGCGTTCCAGTACTGGGGGTCAATGCTGGCCTTGGTTGCCTTGAGGGTGGCCAGTGGCCACTGCTCGGGCCAAAGGCTTTTTTCATTCTCAGTATCTTCGTTGAGAATTGCGGGGAGTTCGACTATCTCCCACGGCTCGGCCTCTGGGTTCTTGGCTTGGTAGTCAATCAGGCGTCCGGTCAGGTCCAACTTGCCCCAGCGCGTCATCACGATGATGATCGCGCCGCCCGGCATCAGTCGCTGGAGCGGCCCGGTCTGGAACCAAGACCACGCAGTGTCGAAAGCCAGCCGTGAGTTGGCCTTAACGTCCTGCTCCGAGTGAGGATCGTCAATAACGAACAGATCAGCACCACGACCAGCAAGAGCGCCGCCGACACCAGCAGCATAGTACTGACCACCAGCGCTTGTAGACCACTTACCGGCAGCTTTTTGATCGTCGGCCACCAGCGTTTGAGGGAAAAGGCCATGGTAGTCGTCGTCCGCCAGTAAGTTTCGCACCCTGCGGCCAAAGTCTTCGGACAGACCTGCCGTGTGCGTGCCCATGATGATCTTCTTCTCAGGGAAATTACCTAGAAAGAAGGCCGGGAACAGGTAAGAGCTGAACTCAGACTTGCCCATACGCGGCGCGATGTTGATGATGACCCGCTTTTTCGTTCCGGCGATCACTTCCGTGAAGATTTTGGCCAGCTTCCTGTGGTGCGGCCCGATCTTGAACCCCGGATACACGCTCTTGGCAAACGCAAGCATGTCCGTGCGGGCCAGATTTTTCTGCTTGTGGTCCTGCGCCTTGTCCAAAAGCTCCAACGCCTCCAGCTTTTCAGCGGAGGACATCTTGCCAAGGTTCTTAAACAGAACCGCAGCTTGCTCAGGCGTCAGCGGCGGGTTGGTTGTCATCTTGGGTGGGGGTTGGGACTTCCGTGATGTCCACGAGGTCCGTGACGTCGGCGTCTGAGACGTCCATGAACTTGGCCAGCTTCTCTTTCAGGCGCTGGTCGATCTCCGCCTCGGTCATGTCGGTTTTCTTGATCTCGATCTTCTCGGTGAACAGCCCGATCTCTGTGACCTTGCCCAAAAGGCCCAACGCTTTGAGCCGGATGTTGGAGTTGGGGTTCTCGCACTCTTCCAAAATCTTGGCCACGGCGTACCCGCGCAGCTCTTGCGCTTGGTGCACAAACTCCCAGTCGTATGCGGTCAGCATGCCGACCAGATGGCGCACGGCCGCTGGGGTCTCTATCTTGGAGACCAAGTCGTGCTGCTCTTTTATGGGGGATGCAGTTGTAAGCGCGGAGAAAGTTTGACGGGCCTGCTGCTTTTCCAACTCGGACACTGCGGTCTCGGCGTCAGGTACACCCATCTCCTTAAGCCAGTCGCTCGTACTGATCTTGCCGTTCAGCAACTCAACGGGCGCGGCCTTCTCCGCTGGGGAGGGCGCTTGTGACTTAGGTAAAACTTCTGGGTCGAAGTCAAGGAGGTGATCTAACATTTAATCCAAGTGGAGTTGCGGGTTGCTTTCCCGATGTGCGCAGTATATACTCACTTTTGGTGATGGCGCAACTTCGGTTGATTCATTGCTTCTCCTTGGGTTGAGAGACCCTTTAAGCCCCCTGTCGCAAGACCGGGGGCTTTTTTTCGTCCCCAGTTTTTTTAAAATTTTTTATAAAATTTTTTAGAGGGCTGTGTTTTTATACAGGGGGGTGTGTTGCTTTGTCTAGTGTTTTACAAAGTGGTGGGAGCGGGTGTGGAACAGTGTTGTACTACGAAGCCGTGTCACGCTCTAATATAGGCCCATGGGGGTACGGTGGGGTCTGGAAAGTGGCCTTTCTGCCTCGAAAATAGGGGGCTCAGGGGCTATCGAATGGGGGTTGCCGGAAACTAGGGTTTGTCGAGTAGGGAATGGCCCTACAAGACAGCAACCCAACGGAGAAAATCCATGAAAAAACTGACCACAATCCAAACCGCCGTCAAAGCCTACTCAGACTTCCTTACTGCGGGCATCTCATACGGGGACGCCATGCAAGCGGCGGCGAAAGAACTTGGTGATACACCATGTATCACGCTTCTTGAGGAGCTTGCGAAAGTCCATGCTACGAAGTACGGCTGCAACTACACATGGAACACGGCGGGGACTGCCGTGTTCTACACCGGCGAAGAATCCACGCGTGAGTCACGCCACGGCGCGGCCTTCCAATCGTGGAGACGCAACGTCATGGTGTGGTTCACCCCTGAGAAAGCCCAAGCCCCTGCCAAGCAACAGCGCATCAGCACGGCGGCCAAGGCTATGGCGATGGATTTCCTTGGCAACTTCGAGGGCGAGACTCTGCAAGAGCAGATCAAGCAAGCAATGGCTTTGCTGAACGCCTTGAAGTGATCGGTGATACACGGCGTATCACCAAGCAAACTCAACGGGCGTGGCTGGCCCGTTGTTCCTCCCCATGTCTAACCGCCTGTGGCTTAAACAATCACGGCGGCGACTTCATAGCCAAAACCAATCGGAGAAACTTCCATGCACAACAACCTGCAAACCCGTGATGCCAAGCGCATCATCCACGAACTGCACCACATCCTGTGCCACATCCAAGCGCACGAACTGCCCTATGTGGCCAAGGCGGTAGCCATCAAGTACTGCGTCCCCCAGAAGGTCATGCTCAAGGCCATGGCCCGCTACGTCCGCATCCACCACACCAACTGAAGGAGAAACTTCCATGCGTAACCTCAAGCAACCCACCACCGAAACCCTCACCCAATGGCGTGACCAAGCAGGCGCACTCTGGTGCGCTCAAATCCACTACCCCCGTGGCAAGTACGACCCCTACTGGGTCGCAAGCGTGGCGATGGTAGGCACGACCGTCTCGATACCCTGTGCATCCATGTCCCAGCTCTGGCACGAAGTCAACATCAGGCAAAAGAAAGCCATGCACGGCTCCTGATCGGTGATACACGGCGTATCACCACTTTAGTTAACGCTTTTTGGGACTGTCCGATCCTCCATCGCGTTTCCCCAAGAAAAGACAGCGTAAGTCGTTGATTCATAAAGGCGTTTGTCTTTTCTTGTCCCCTCTATATATATATATTAAATAAGATATAGATAAGAAGAATTGCTTTCATGCAGGTTGGCACAGCTTTGTTAAATAAAAAATAAGTTCAGGCGTTGACTCCCTGTAAAAAACACCATTAGAGTGGACACAAACACGGCAACACCAGCAACCATGCGGGTTCCCACTGTCCAATTTTGCGTCCAAGCGAAGTAAGGTCGGACAGTTTTCTGTCTGTGCGTGATTACATCGAAGTAATCTGAGCTACAATCCGTTCACCCCATCAACAAAGGAGCATCCATGAGCGACCCCTACCGTAAATACGCAGGCTGGGCCTACCGTGAAATACGGGCCAAGCTATTCAGCGAAGGCCAATCCCCCGAAATGGCAGACCTGACCCTCGCACAAATCAAGCGGCAACGCAGTGCCCAGAGCATCGCCAAGCGCCAGCGCAAAGAGTCCGACAAGCAGTGGGGCGAGGTGATCGAAGCCTTGCAACACGAACGCCGGATTGTGCGAAGCATGGTGCGCTACAAGACCAAGACCCCAGCGCCTGAGCGTGAGGAGTTCGTGGCCGACTACTTCGCAGTGCTTAACAAACTGTACGAGAAGCTGGAAAAGATACGGCGCATTGACCGTGAACTGCCCGAGCACACCCACTGGACAGACTTTGTGCCCGACCGAATCAAAGAAGCATTCCGTGTGGCCGCTGACGAAGTGCCGCCCCGTGACCGAGCCAAGTTCAAACAACCCTTCCAACGCACAAGCCCGATCAGCCTGTGCATCAAACGCAAAGCCCGGCTACTGCGCTACACACGGGCCACGCTTGAGACCACCATCGAAAGACTGGACGAAGACCCCGAGAACGAGAAGCTGGCACGCAAAGAGTTGCTGTTACGCAAGGCCATCGAGCGAGTGAACGCCTTGGATGACAACGCCCATGTGCCCAACCACTGGGCGCAGATGGTTCCCGAACTCATGCGCGATGACGACGACAAGCAGATGGTGTCGGCGGTCAAGACCAAGCCGCCCAAGAACAGGGGCAACATCTTGAGGGCATCCAAACCATCATTGGCAGAGCGCCTGTCCCCGGCAGATATGACAGCACCCCCCGCAGCTAGGGCACTGGCCGCAGACCTAGCGGCCCAACAGAAACGAATACTGGCGCACATGGACAGGCAACCTCTGGCGCAGACGCTATTGAACCTCATCAAATAACCCGGTGATACACCGTGTATCACCAACCACTCAACCATGCAACGCCGCCCGCATGGTCGAGCCTACCCCAAACAGGGCGGCATCTGAAACTGGAGAAAGCAATGAGAACACAAGCATGGATCGTTCAGTGGTGGGACTCCCGAGGCCAAGCGCACTCGACCCCGCCCATGGACAGGGATGAGGCCGAGTCAACGCTCGCCTCTATGGACATTCGCCAAGAAGCACAGATGGTGCTGGTCTACATCAACCAATAAGGAGATAAGTAAATGAGAACACTGCAAGAACTGCGGGCCTTCTGCGAGGGCTATCGCTTGGCACTGATTGTCGAGCGTAACTTTCACAGCGACACGCTGGCCACGGCCGATGACTGGGTCGTGTGGGATGAGTACGACATCAACTTTGCTGGCGCTGACTACTCAGGCCACGCCAAGAAAGACAGCGACCTGCACGTGGACGTCTACAAAGCAGGCTGGACGGACAGCATCGGCGAGCCCATCCACAGCTTCACTGTCTGGGGAGAAACCGAATGACTGTACTAACCGGACACCAAATAGATGCGGCTCGCCTACTGGCACTGCGCCAGATGCTCAAGCTGGAGATGCTAGGCATGAGCCGAAGCAAAAGCCCGACTGCATACGCAATGCTGAAACAGATGGGCTACTGGGGTACGAGAGAGAAAGTTCTCTCTGACCTCAACGCATGGCGTGATGAACTTTTAGGAGAAAGCAAATGAGACTCGACGATATACCCAACACGGCGTACACCGCCGCACCTACCCCAGTGCCTACCAAGGTGGTGCATGACTGGCAGGCACTGCACGAGACGCTCAAAGCGCAAGGCTTTGTCATCATCGAGAGCGACCAACTGCGCGCCATGCCAAGCGGTGGTGTTGAGTCCGTCTTGGTCAAGATGTTCAACAGCCATCTGCGCCAGACCGCAGGCGTACGCCTGAAGACCCGCCGTATCAGCGCCCATCGCTGGTACTGCACACTTTAACCAAAGGAGATAAGCAAATGACTGAAGGACAAGAGCACGAGTGGCACATCGAGCTGGACTACATGCGGGCGCAACTGCGCTACGCCTTGAACAACCTCGATGACTTGCCCAAGCGCGAAGATGTGCGAGGCAGGCTGGAGGTGGCGCTGATGCGCCTCAATGATCTGTGTGAATTAACCAAAGGAGAAAGCAAATGAAAGCAATGGACTTAGACCACGACATGCTGCTCAGTGCGGCACTGCTCATGGAGCGCGAGGGCGGCAGTTTCGCAGGGCACATCGCCCGAGCGTTCTACGTAGCGGACACCACCAACAGAGAGCGCCTACTCACGGCGTTCGACGACTTGTTCTGCAAGTTCTACCGCCAGCACCGCATGGATCAGATCATCAAAGGAGAAATGTAATGAAAGAGAACCAACACTTCTACGCCTCGTCCTGCGCTATGTGGGCAACGACCAACGAGACGCGAGACTTGCCTGCACTGCTCGAACTGATGGAGGCTGACGGGTACACATTCAACCTGTACATGGTGCCCGGCCCACACGATGCCGAGTACGAGATCAAGATGTACTGCCCTCAAGTCGAGGGCGCTGAGTGGCTCGGCACATTCACACTGCCAAAGAAGAAAGCACGCAAATGAGTTACGACCTCGACACCAAGGCAGGCATGAGCAACGCCGTCAAGTGGACACGCAACATGTTCGACACCGTCAAGGATGGCGGTGTGTGGATGGTGCCGCGTTCAATGACGATGGTGCGTATCAACCACACCGACAAGGTAGCAACGATCATCGTTGGCATGACGCCAGACCCATCCCTTAAGCGAGTCATCGAGGCGATGGGCTGGACTGTTGTCGTTGAGTGAATCCGTGATACAGGATGTATCACAGCGCCTTGATGGGTGGCGACCGATCCCGGTATACCCATCACTTCCTAAAATCTGAAACTGGAGAAAGCAAAATGCCTACATGGAAAGACTCACGTGAAGCACACTACTTCATGGACTACATCTTCTTCGCCTCCGCACGCATCGTCTCTGACGGGGTGCATGAGCGTATCGGTTACGGCAACTACCGCCTTGTGTATGAGGGCCGCACGTGGTTCAAGCAACAGCGCGAACGCCATCAACTGCACCCTGCTGTGTTCGACATGATGACCGAGTACAAGCATCGTGCCGAGGACTGGCAGCAACTGTTGCTTGAGTGGCCGCACAAGGCGCTGACTGACCCCAACCGCATAGCCTACACACGCAACGAGCAAGCGGCTATGCACAACGGCGACAGCGATGCCAAGGCTGTCGTGACCACCATCGGCAAGTACTTGACGCGTCACTTCCCTGACGCACCATCGAACCTGATCCGGGACATCGGTGCCAAGTACACGTATGGTGGCTCGACCATCATCACCAAGGAGATGGACAAGATGGTTCATGCAGTCATACACGGGCCTCGCTCATGTATGAGTAGCAGCTTCGACATCCTGTGCCATGACAAGCAAGAGCGCCACCCTTATGAGGTGTACGACCCATCGCTTGGCTGGGGCATGGCTGTGCGGACTGACACTGACGGCATGGTGCTGGGTCGCTGCCTTGTGCACGAGAGCGATGACGGCAAGGGGTTCGTGCGCTCATACAAACGAGAGCGTGAGTACAGCTCGCACTCAGGTGCTGACGAGGCTATCGAGGCGTATCTCAAGGGCTTGGGTTATGCCAAGTGGCGCGGCTGGCCTGACCACATCCACATCATGCGCTATCCGCTACGCCGTGAGGGGTACTTGATGCCGTACATCGACGGTGGTAGTCAGCACGTTGTCGAGGAGGACGACACCTTCCGCATCAGCCAATACGATGGGTACGAGGCGTGCAGTACCAGCGGCATCATCAACGGCCACACCTGTACCTGCGATGACTGCGGCGAGGGTATGGACGAGGACGACAGTTACTCGATCGGCTACGGCGGCGACAGTACAGTCGGCCCGTGTTGCATCGACAACTACACGAGGGTGAATGGCCGCAGACGCCACGAGTACTACGTGCACAACGAGAACGCAGTGCAGACGCAAGAGGGTGACTGGTACGACAGCGAGTGGCTTGGCGACAACGACATCGTGGAGCTGCATGACGGCGACTACACGCACAGTGACAACGCTGTGTATGTTGAGTCTTGTGATGCGTACTACCACAACGAGGACGATGACATCTGCTACACCGAGGACACGCATGAGTACGAGCTCAAAGATGACTGCTGGAGATGCGAGGAGTCGAACAACTGGTACACCGACGACACCGACAACGTAGAGATAGACGGCTCCCTGTACCACCCGGACAATGCGCCTGAGCCAGAGACTGAAGAAGCAACCAACGAAACTGATGGAGAAACCAAATGAACAAACACACACCGGGGCCGTGGTACGTCGGCACTGAATTCAACGACCAAGGGCGGCACATCTACGCCGAACAGAAAGTACGCCATGAGGATGGCGACGAATGGCATCCACTGATTGCCTGTACCGACGACGACGAACGACTGGTGAACTGGCAAGCCAACGCCGTACTGATCGCCGCCGCACCTGACTTGCTGGAGGTACTGCAATACTTCATGCCGTTCATTGACAGCGAACAAGACGACGAGCGGCAAGCACCTTGGGTAGAGAAAGCCCACGCCGCCATCGCCAAAGCAACATTAACATTCTGAAGGAGAAACATCCATGACTACACTCAACAAACAATCCATCTTGTACAAGACCCTTGCCCGTGCGCTGTCGATGATGCGCCCACACAACAGCGAGGGTACACGCCGCTTGACTGACTGGTTAGAAGATCGTGTCCCTGCTGATGCACGCATCAAGCGCGACAAGGCGGGCAACCTGCACGTGGACACACGCCTTAATGCATCCAACCGGACGCTGTTCGTTGCACACGTTGACACTGTGCACCGCAAGGAAGGCCCCAACAAGATCAAGCAGACGCCTACCTACTGGTACGCTGACGGTGCAGCTTTGGGGGCCGATGATGGCGCGGGTGTGGCGATGCTCATGCACCTGATGCACAGCGGTGTGCCTGCCTACTACATCTTCACACAAGGTGAGGAGTGCGGCGGTATCGGGGCTACGCATCTGGCCAAGCATGACGCCAAGCTACTGGCCGAGTTCGACCGGGCCATTGCCTTTGACCGCAGGGGTATCGACAGCGTGATCACACACCAAGGCCGTGGGCGCTGCTGCTCCGATGCGTTTGCCGATGCCCTGAGTGATGCGCTCAACGATGACATGACGCTGATGTATCTGCCCGACAACACAGGGGTGTACACCGACACGGCCGAGTTCATCGAGGTCATACCCGAGTGCACCAACATCAGCGTGGGCTACTACTCTGAGCACAGCGACAAGGAGTCGCTCGACATCATCCACTTCCAAGCACTGGCCGACCGCGTGGCCCTGATTGACTGGGACTCCCTGCCCACTGACCGCGACCCGACTGTGGTTGAGTACATGGACTACTCCTCTTGGTATACCCCATCGACAACGGGTGTCAGTTCTGCCTATGCAAGCGACTGGACTAAGTGGCATCACCTTGATGATGACGACTACGACTATGACTCGTACACCATCGAGCTTCAGGAGGCTTTGTACGATGCGCAAGCTGGCTCCAAGCAGTGGCTCATAGAGCTGATGTGTGAGTCTGTGTGGCCCGAAGACCCAGAGATGGCCGAGCGCCTGATCGACCGCAACAAAATCGACGAGATGGTGCTTGCCAACGCGCTCAAGAACAGTGTGACCTATGACCCCACAGCAGTGCTGGCCGAGATATTCGACCAGTCCTACGCCGCGTAATCAACCCGCTGGTGATACGTGGTGTATCACCAGCACAACCCCAAGGAGATAGAAAATGAACGACGCACCAAACCGCAAAGGTTTTTACACAGACGGCCCTTGGCACTACCGCGAGGGCCACAACGGGGAGTTCCTAGTCTCGTGCGAGTCCGGGGGCTTTGCACCCCTTGCTCGGGTCAAAGGAGACAAGCGCACTACGCTCAAGGATGCCAAGGCAAACGCTTGCTTGATGGCCGCTGCACCTGACCTACTGGCGGCACTGTACGCCATGATGGACAACTGCTACGACCCTGACAGGGACGACGAGATCGTGCAGGCGTTTGACGCAGCCCGCGATGCAATAGCCAAAGCAGAGGGGTTCAAATGAAACGATACACAGGCCCAGCCAAGCCCATCCCCACGTACCGCGAGCCCATCACCGACAAAGGTGAGCGCATCATATTTTTATTGTTGGCCATCTTCATGGCCGTGTTTCTTTACTTGGAGTGATGAATGAAAACACTAGAGCAACTACACGCTGAGCTTGAGCAGGCTATCAAAGACTGCGACCGCTACGCTAGACCCGCACATCAGGTGCGTAACTGCCCCTCTGACCTGCAAGACAGCGACCAAGCATGGCGGCGTAGGCAGAACATAGAGTACCAAATACAACAGCTAAAAAAGATGTTGACAAATGTCTAGCACTTGACAAACAATACACATTCCCAAGGAGAAAACTATGATCATCGAAGCAAATAAAACCATGCCGTGGATACCGGTAGGTCATCCCGACTTTAAGTGGAGCAGCGGGGCTGACGTGCAGGCGCTGTGGCGCAAGTACGGATGGGCTCCACCCTCGGAGAAGCTCGCACCCCCACCCCCCGAGAAACCACCTGTCATTGCCGACACCACTGAGCCGTGGTTCGCTGTGCCTCGCATCCATCGCCTCAAGTAATCTTTCCCTATCAACAAGGAGAACCTCATGCCTGATATCGCAACTGCTTTACGCCAAGCCCTCGACGATTGGGAGCCGCCTGCCTCGCCCCCTGTGCCCGAGTCCGCCAAGCCCTACTTCACTGTGACCAACAACGTGACCCGCATCACGTTCGACTACGTGCGAGACAACCCCGGCAAGACCCGCAAAGAGGTCGCTCTTGCGTTGGGTACGCAAGGGTTTAAGTCAAGCTCTGTGACCTCCCTGCTTGGGCAGATGTGCAAGCAAGGCATGATGCGCGAGAGCGCACACTTGCTCTATGTCACGATGAATGAGTACACGCCGATCAAGTCAGCTAGGGCAATCAAGGCGCTGGCCAAGAAGCCTCAAGCACAGCAACGCAAGATCGTCACCATCACTCGCAAAGCAGCGCCCGTTGCAGAGCCTACCCCGGAGGTTAAAGAGTGGTCACCGAACGATGTCATCGACAAGCTGACTGTGCATCAAGCCATCGCACTGTTCAAAGCATTGCGTAACGTCTTGGTGGGGTGAGGCATGACAAAAGCACAAGTAATCTTTGAAGCCATCATGCGAAGCAAGGGCCATGTGGAGTTTTCCAAGACCGCGTCTGGCAAGTACAAAATGTCTTCTACGCAGGTGCGCTGGGCGTACTTCCAAGTAGGCTGGGAGATGCGGGGAGCTTTGCAATGACCAACTGCAAGCAACACATGTGGGAGCCTGTCGAGGGCCAACCAATCTATAAATGCGCTCGGTGTGGCGCTTTTCTGAGGATTATCAAATGACTCCCAAACAAGAAGAAGCGTTGCGTGACTACCTGCAAGAGGCCATAGTGCCGTTGATCGAAGATGTGCTGACCAAGAAACTGGGGCAAGCCATGACGTTTGCAAAAAAAGAACTGCCAAAGCGTGAGTGGGTTGGGCTGACGGATGAGGAGTTGAGCGGGTTTGACGTTGACCCGGTTGAAGCCAAGGCGATGATTCAAAGACTCAAGGAGAAGAACACATGAACGAAGAATGGCTATTTCCGAACGCAGTTGTGCCAGTAGATGCTGAAACAACGGCGGCGCTTGTGGTTGAGATACACAGGCTGATTGATGTTGTGGGTGGCATGGCTTTGGCACAGCCAGCCGTGCCCGATGCTTTTGGCACGCGAGAGGGTGAGCATCCCCAATATGTGCAGGGCTGGAACGATTGCAGGGCAGAGATGCTGAAAGGAATGAAATGAAAACCACGATAGACATGGCCCGTGAGGCTGGCTTCAATTTGAATTTCCGAATTACAGGTAGCAACGAAGCTCTTGACCGCCTTGTTGAGTATGTCCGTGCTGATGAGCGTGATGAGTGCGCGAAGGTGTGTGAGAACGATGCTTGGCGATGCAAAAAGATTGCAATTGAAACGCAAAACAAAAAGGCGAACGCCGCCGCTTTAGAAGCCTATCTATGTGCCGAAGCCATCCGAGCAAGGGGGAACACATGACCGACACTTTCACTGAAACAGTTTTGTGGTTCATGGAGTATGCGTGGCTTATGGTCATTGTGAGCTTGGTTCTTTTGACACTGCCAATCTGGTTTATCCCGTACACCGTGTTCAAAGTTTGGAAATACTTTAAGGGGAACACATGAAATGTAAGTGCCACACCGACTCGCCCTTCCACTGGGCGCACAACCCAAGACCGAGCGTGTTTACTCTGGACGTTCACTTTCGGCCAAAGAACGCCAAGGTGTATGAAAATCTAACCAAGGAACAGAACGTGATTGCGTACAAACAGTTCAGCGTCCACAGCCGGGCGCATCCCGGTGTTAAACCCTCACTCAACAAGCACGAGCTATGAGAACCAACGCCACGCAGTCCCTGCGTATGCTGCTCAAGGACAACCCTGATGGGCTGGATGTGGGCACCATGGCCAACCACCTTGAGCGTGAGCCAAGCAACATCCGTAAACTACTCAGCACAATGCCTGACGCATACATCGACAGATGGCTGCGCCGAAGCGGTAACCCACCAACAGCCATCTGGTGTGTCGTTGTGCCACCAGAGAATTGCCCCAAACCCGACAACCAACGAAGGAGAAAGTGAAATGGAACAAAACGTAAACGGAGTAACTGCTGATGACATCCAAGTCAGCGGCAACCACTACAAGGACATGCCCATCCAGCCGTGGCACATCATGGAGGCAGTGCTCAGCCCCGAGGAGTTCGTAGGCTTCCTCAAAGGCAACGTCATCAAGTACAGCCTGCGTGCTGGGCGCAAGGACGGCAGCGATGACGCTGGCAAGGCCAAGCACTACATGCAAAAACTCAAAGAGTTCAGGGGGTACTGACATGGCTGACACCCCAGAGAAGAAGGTCAAGAACGCTGTGCGCAAGATGCTGGCCAGCCACGGCATCTACTACTTCATGCCTCCGGGCATGGGGCTGGGGCGCTCGGGGATACCCGACATCATCGGCTGCAAGAATGGCAAGTTCATTGCCATCGAGTGCAAGGCTGGCAAGGGCAAGCCCACTGCGCTGCAAGAGCGTGAGTTGATTGCGATCTGTAACGCTGGTGGGTTCACGTTCGTGGTGAACGAGACCTGCCTTGATGAACTAGAAGAAAGGTTGCTGGCATGGATAAGCTGACACAAGAGTCGTGGACTGCCGCGATAGAAGACTTGCGCAACAGTGATGAGGGGCTGCGCGATCACTTCGGGAGGTTGATCCTGATGCTGGCCAAGTGCTACAACGAAAACGCACCCCACAAAGCCGTCGTGGTTATCGACACTGGGGAGTCACTGCTGACGTTCTGCGCTGGCGCTGACGAGATGGAGCTGGCCGAGATGCTCGGTCAAGCAAACGAGATGGCACAGGCAATGGTGCTGCGCAATGCACCACCCAAGGAGATGTTTAATTGACTGCACCATACGACAACATCATCGTGTTGGATTTTGAAACTTCGTGGGGGCGCGGCGTTAAGCTGGGCTTCTCGTGTCAGACCAACGAGGAGTACGTGCGTGACCCCCGCTTCAAAGCATGGGGCCTGTCTTGGAAGCCTCTGGGCAGCGATGAAGGCGCAGTATGGGTGACACGCAAGGACCTGCCCAAGTTCTTTGCGTTGATCGACTGGAGCCGCACTGCGGTGGTTGCACAGAACGCACTGTTCGATGTGTCCATCATGTGCTGGCGCTACAACGCCAAGCCTGCGTTCATCTTCGACACGCTGTCCATGGGCCGTGCGCTGCGCGGTGTGGAGGTGGGCAACAGCCTGAAGAAACTCGCGGAGATGTTTAACCTACCGCCCAAGGGTGATGGGCTGTCTCCGTCCGAGAACATTCTGGACGAGCTGCCTGCCGATGTGGAGGCCATCCTTGCTGACTACTGCTGCCACGACACGTGGTTGTGTGAGCAGATATTCTTGCGCTTGATCGAGGGGTACCCCGCCAAGGAGCTGCGCCTCATCGACATGACCCTGCGCATGTACACCAACGCTTGCCTTGAGCTCGACCGTGAGATGCTCATCAAAGCACTATCAGAAGAAGGAGAGAAACGTGAAGGCCTACTTAAAAAACTCGGCATCGAGGAATCTGCGCTTGCGTCGAACCCTAAGTTTGCGGAGGTACTCACGCTCATGGGCGTCAATCCCCCTACGAAAGTCAGCAAGACCACTGGGAAGGAGGCGTTTGCTTTTGCAAAGAATGACGCGCTATTTCAAGCGCTGCTCAACGGTGAACGTGAAGACGTTGCCCTTCTTTGCGAAGCGCGTCTTAGGGTCAAGTCTACAACCGAGCGCACGCGTGCGCAGAGGTTCTTGGACATCTCGGGCAGGGGCCCGCTCCCGGTACCGCTTAGCTACTACGGCGCAGCAACGGGCCGCTGGACTGCGGCCAAGGGGTCGGCCATCAACATGCAAAACCTCAAGCGAGGTTCGTTCCTACGCAAAGCAATTATGGCTCCGCAAGGGAGCCAGCTCGTTGTCGGGGACCTCTCTCAGATTGAGCCGCGAGTTCTCGCGTGGCTGGCGGATTACGACGACATGCTCGACATCTTCCGCTCAGGTAGTGACGCTTACGCTGCGTTCGGCGCTCAGATGTTCAACATACCCGGACTTTCAAAAGAAAGCCATCCAGACCTTCGGCAGTCTGCGAAAAGCGCTTTGCTCGGGTGTGGTTACGGACTCGGGTGGGCATCGTTTGCGGCGCAGTTGTTGGTCGGCTTCCTCGGCGCTCCGCCTGTAAGGTACGACAAAGCGTTTGCAAAGAAGCTCGGTGTGGACGCCGCCTACATCGACCGTTTCGTTGGGTGGGACGAGAATGTTAAGAAGCTCCGGGAGATTCCCCACACCTGTACGGAGCGTGAGCTGCTGATCCACTGCGTCGCGGCCAAGAAGATCATCGACATCTACCGCAGCACTGCGCACCCGGTGGTGAGCTTCTGGGACATGTGCAGCAAGCTGATGGAGAAGTCGCTTTACGGCGGCGAGGAGGTGGTGTATAAATGCGTCACGTTCAGAAAAGAAGAGATCGTCTTGCCCTCGGGCATGACCCTCAAGTATCCGAACTTACGTAACGAATACGACAAAGAAACAAAGCAACGCAATTGGGTGTACGGTGAAGCTGGCGTCAAGCCAACCAAGCTGTACGCTGGGAAGATAACGAACAACATCGTGCAGGGAACTGCGCGTGTGGTGATGACAGACGGCATGCTGCGGGTGGACAAGAA